GAATTTTAATAATGATGTCCAAATTGCTGAAACTATTGGTTTTTTGTTGGCGTTTTGAAAATCACTGTTAAGCACGAACTTATCACCGGCTGCAGGAGTTTCACCATCGTTGACAAGATCGCTTGTATTTTTTAGCGTAAAAATCAGGTTGTATTGACTATTTTTCCAGACGTAAGCTTTAAAATTATCTAATGTGACATAAATCATATTTTCAAGTCCGGGTGCAGGAAGTAAAGCTACATTGGCAACAAACTTTACATTTTCGGCAACAGAATTAATTACCCAAATATCATCGGTATCGTCCCACAAAGCAATTTGAGGCGTAGCACCAACGCCAGCATCAATTATTGCATAGACATTTGTAGTTCCTATTGGATAAGCTGCCTGTAATAATGCCAAAGAAGTATAAACACCAATATTTTGGTTGCCGGATATATTACCGGTTAAAGCATCGATTTTGGTTGCGTGGTCGTTTAAAATTTCGGCAGTTTCAATGTAATCTTCTGCAGTGGCTTCCTGAAAACGATTGCCTACCGGTATTACATTAATTTTATTACTTAATTCAGGACTTGGTCTTTTTGCTAATGCCATTTAATATAATTTTAACGTAAATATTGTTGTTTATTTGGCCTAATAAAAGGACACGGATTTTATGTTCATTAATGAGATCCTGAAACAAGTTCAGGATGACTAACGTCAAAAACCTACCGTACTTTTTGTATTGAATGGTGCCACAAATGTTGCGGCGGCTTTAAGTTCATAATCTGCAAATAATAAAGGATTGGCTTCAATAAGCGCCAAGGCTTTTTTATAATATTCTTCGCCTGCAGTTAAACGTTCACTTTTTAAGGTTGACAATTGCATTGCGTTTAAAGCATCGGTTTTATAGCCCTGAAATTCTTCCATTTTTTTATAAATACCAGAAGAAGTCAATTCAAAAGCACCGCTGTCGACCACTTTTGCAACCGTATAATTTACTTGTGCTGCCTGCAAAAATTCCAATACTTTTAAATGAATGGGATTGGTGCCGGTTTGGATGGTTGCAATGGTGGCATCGTTTAATTTTGAAGTGAAATAATTGTGATGTGTATCGAGCATTGAACTTCGCAAAGCAATGAATGTGCGGCGCGAATTGGAAATATTGAACCAACGGTTAAAAGTATCGGTGCGCTTAACAAACAATTCTTTAAAAATGGTATAACCTTCTGTAGTTTCCCAACCGGTGAAATCGTCTTCATTGGCTTCCATAATCTTCAAAGCTTCATCTAAGGCACTAAATCCGGCATCAATAAAAGAACGTCTTAAATCTTTAATTTGCCACCATTCGGCTGCTTTATAGCTTTCACCCTGGGCAACGGAAATACCTGTATCGGAAACTTGCACGTTGGCCAAAGGCAAATAAATAAACCAAGCCAAATTTGCTGAAGCTTCTCGCAACAGTTCATATACTTTTAAAGCGATGCCTGTTGGCGCCGTTGTAGCATAAGCATCATAAATAGTTTCGCCAATAATTGGTTTAATATATTTGCGGTCGGCTTGTTTTAGGTAAGGTTCAATGCTTAAAAAAGCAATGTTTTTGTTTACCGAAACATACTTTTTTACGTCGTCTATTGTTTTTAAAATTGTGGCCATTAGAATTCTGTTTGAGTTCCTGTAGGATTTGCATCCAAAGTGGTTAATACTGTATTTGAAAATCCGCCTTCCAAATCCTGGTCCCAACCGTTATAGTCACGAATTAAATACCAAGGTTCTAAAGTAATGGCGCGTTTTGTTTTGAAAAGCGATGTAAGAATTGAAAAGGCTTCGCGCTTATCGGACCCGGAACCGGTATTCATTTTACCGCCGGGAATTCCTGCGCCCAATAAAGAAGGATCAACGCCCATAGCGAACATAATTTCACTGTTGGCTGCGGATGCTTCAGGCAAGTAAGAACCATCTTTTAACACATCGTCAATAGCAGTAACTTCAATTCCTTTTACCCAATCGCCGTTGCTGTCTTTATAAACAACAGATTGTATGGATTTGCCGGCGTTTTTATTTCCGCTTAAATGGTCATCAATGGCTTGCGTTAATTGGTCGCGCAATAGTTTTTTCTTTTCAGGAGTATAATCATTCCATTCATTTTGGTACATCCGCAAAAAATATTCTTCGCTTATGTAAACCATATATTTCAGGTTTAACTGATTTTGGAATAAGTTCTTTTTATATTCAGGAATTGAGTTTGCAACTTCCATCCAGCCGTTGTGATAAACAGCGTGCCAATCAACTTCCGGATAATAAGTTTCGCTCATTAACGGATAAAAATTTGGCATAATAAATTTGTGAATTTTCTTAGCCTTGCAGTATTCTTTAATTTGATCTGCGTTCCAATAGCTGTCTATAATTGGAATAGTTTCCACAAAATCACTGTCTTCTTTGGTGGTGGTTAGCCAGTTATGGCAAAAGAATACATTCTCGATTAAACCGGTTGATTCATTGATTTTTTGGTAACGAATTTTTGCTGCAGGTTGCCTGCGGATGCTGGTAATTTTTGAAAAATCTTTTGAAACAATGTACTCCGGAAAGGCAATGTAAAAAGTTTCAGAATCGGCAATGGCTTCTGTCCAGTAACGATCCATTTTTACATTTCTGAAAAATTGATAAATATCAGGATATTCCTTTTTAAGATCCACCACACTTTTAAGCACTTTGCCGTTTTCCGAAGTTTCTTTATAAACGTGAAAACCTTGGCCGTAATGGGTTGCTTTTAAAACGCGCAAAGCACCACCACCGGCACCGTTTAATTTTAGTGCGGCCATAAATTTTTGAGGATACATATTGTCATCGCCCCATTTGGCAATATTTCCTGAAGACTTGTCTTCGGGATTTACAATGGTATGCGGTGCTTCTTCATTTGATTTGCCATAAGCAAAAGCGGTTGAAGATTGAGTGCCAAAGGCAACGTTGCCGTGATATACTATGCTCATTAATAAATTACTTTTTGGTTGTTAAATTCAATGATATACCGAATATTTATTTTTCGCTTATCGCCTGAAGGCAAGCTAATGTTGCGTGTTTTATTGTCGAAATGATGCGGATTTTTGCGTGCCACCGGTGCTTTTGGTTTGGTGCGCAACGCATTTATGGAATCGATGTTTGGATTTTCTTCTTTCATCACCAATTTTGCCACCGGATAATATTTTAGTGAACCGCCTGTTTTGCTGAATTTATTATACGTGCGAAATTTTATGCTGAAAGGCACTGCTTTGCCATTGGCATTCAACGTTTTCATTTGATTTAAAACTTCTTTTAAGTATATATTTTCGGCTGACATATAGGCAAGTTGCGATATGTTTGCAGCTAAAAAAAGGACAAGGATTTTAAGTTAAATGTTAAAAGTTAAATGTTAAAAGTTGGTGTTAAACAGTTGAAGGAAAGGCATAAAAAACCCCTGCAGATGCAAGGGTTTTTATTCAGTATTATTTGCTAGCACCTATACTTGAAGCTAACAGCCCTAATATTGTTTGAATTGGAATTGTAGTTAAAAGATATTAAGGAATTGTAAGTAGATCTTCCGGGGTCTTTAAAACTATAAGATGAAAATTCAGTATTAAAATTTCGATTTTGTATAAAAGCAATTTCATTCATCGTTAGAACGCTTTTACTTAAATCAAGGGTATTCATTGTTATGGGCACTTGATTCTGGACTATCGCCAAAGTAGTGACACCAACAAATGAATTTACTGCAATCACTTCGAAAGTTGCACTGTCAAAAGTTTGCAATACTACGGAATTGGTTTCTCCTTCGTGGGATGCTCCGGTGGCACCCACGGCATTAATGCTTACCATAAGCATCAAACTAAAAAGGAATATAAATATGTTTTTCATACTACTAAAGTATTTTAAAGGCAACAGTCAAAAAAGGACAAAGAATTTAATTACTTTTTAAAAGATCCTGAAATGAATTCAGGATAAAAAAAAACCACCCCAAAAGGAGTGGAAAAACACAGATTATCAAACCTTACGGGGTTTGTGGGTTTTATTGGCATACTACGGGAACGTCTGTCCAATCGAGCGGATTTACTATTAAGGGCTCGTGAGCGCTTATGTTTCCTATAAATCGATAACCGTAAAGGCGTTCGTTAAAGATTGGACCTACTTTGGCATAGGAACATTCTTCAACTTTGAAGTTGTTGTGTAAAAAGTGTTCGGGGGTTTTGGCATCGTGGCGCATACGTGCCAGTATTTTTTTGCCAAGGGTTTCCGAAATGTTCAGGCAATTGTCCTGGTCTTCATAATCGCCTGTTTGGGGTTTTGTGTACACGGTAAAGGCAAATGTTCGGTTGTTTACGGTTTGCATGGTGTTGCTGTCACCGTAATCGCCTTCGTGCGCTTCAATAACCAAACAAGGAAAGGTGGCTGTACTACGGAAAGCGCCTTGTATTTCGGTTAAATCCATTCTAAAAAAATCATTTATGCCCACTAAATGTGTAGCGATGTTTTTAAAATAGGCTGTTAAAACGGTGTGATTTATTATTGCTGCCATAATTATTGCTTTTTGCGCATATCCAAAATATCCTTTTCATAAATTGAAAGGAAATCGGTTGCGAGTACGTTGTTTGTAATTTCTAATTTGGAAGGATCACCTTCAATTTTATCGTGAATAATTGCACCGAAGCTTATATATTTTTGTTTTGGAATGGGTTTTGGATCGGTTTCATCAATAACGGCTTTTGGGAATACGTTTGGATATTTTTCGGCAATGTGATTGCGGCAACCTTCATAAGTATAGGCAATGGCCAGTTTTGTTTTGTAGGGAAGTTTTTCAAAAACATCGGCACGGTCATCAACGCTTTTTCCTTTAACAAAAGGTTTGCGAATGTCGGTTTCTGTTGGTTGTTTGGCACTTTCACGGTATAATGCGGCACAAAGTACGTTTAGCCATATTGGTTGTTCAGTTTTTCGCCAGGTATAAAACACGCCGTCTACAAAAGCAAACTCGGCAATGGTGGCGTTACGGTAACGAATATCGGGCCCATAATAAGTTGTGAGGCCAACACGTACTGAAGGGATGAACTTGGTGCGTGCAACGCCTTCATAAATAAAACTGGTATAAGGTGCGTAACCTTGCGGTGTAATTTCTTCGAGTGCAATTTTTATATCTTCTTTTTCATTACCGCGAAGCAGTTCTTTTGCTATTTGCGTAAATAATTTTGATGATGCTGTAGCCAATGATGCCGGAGTATCTTTAACAATTTCCTGAAACGCCTGCATTTGATGCACAATGTTTTGCAGTTGGGTTCGGGAAAGTTGATTCCAGGTTGTTGGTATGGTTAAATTTACGGCCATTGCTATTATTTAACAGCAAGTTGGCAAGGATTGGGGTTTTAAAAAAGGACAGGGAAAATAAGATGAAAGGTAATGGTTAAATAAATTTTTGGTTTAATTTTTTAAAATGTTCTTCAGCAAAACGTTTATATATTAAAGGATATTTTTTTCTATTAAACATAAATTCATAATAAAAGAATTGCAGCTCTTTTTTTGTTTTGGAATTGTCAGCATCAATTAAAATTTCTGAAAATGATCTTATAAAAGGTTGTTCTGGAATAGGCGTTATTCCAATACCAATATCATCACTATTAATAAATTCAGATAAAATTATACTACCATTTTTAAAGGATAGTTTATGTTTAAATGAATCTTCCATATATTTTTAATTAAAATAAATTGTAGAATTTTTTATTTTATAATCTAAAATTAGATTTGGATAATTTTGTTTTAAATTTAATATTATTCTTTCACAATAGATATTTGATATTGAAGTCACACATATTTTTGAATTACCTTCTAACATAGCCGCCAAGCCCATTAACCAAGTACTGTCTTTACCAATAGTTCTTCCCCATGATATATGAGAATTCATATTACATTTAAGTAATTCTGGTTTAATTTTTAAATCTGAACATGTGTGTTTCATAACTATCTAATTTACAAGTGTAAGGTAATAATAAAAAATTATTTTATCATCGGCATTTAAAGGAAATGTTTTAAAGTTTAATTGCTGAAGGATTTCGTAAACATCTTCTTCATAAACCCATTTTGAAGGGAGTACGTTTATAACGGCAAAGTGAATTTCCTGAAGCGTTTTAAAAATAGCGTTTTCGGTTTCTGGCGTTGCCGGAGTGAAGGTGTTTTGCAGTAATTCAATTATTTCTTGGTTGTAATCTGTTTTCATAATTGTTTAAATAAGCAGGCGTTGTCCGGTTCATATATGCTACAAAGCAGGTTTAACCGTCGGCTCTTACGAGTACCGAACACCTGCTCTATAATATGAAAATACTTATTCAAAATTAGATGTAGCATAATATGATTTGACAAGGTAAATATAACTAAAAAACCAACGCCGTATAATAAGGCGTTGGTTTTTTTGAAAAGGTAATATGAAAATTTAATTTACCAATCTTTAGAATCATTTTTAACAATATATTGAAATAAACTTTGAGCATAAGCTTCAACATGTTCGTTTATTTCAGTTGTTATTTTGGAAGCAACTACGTTATAATCATTGTATAATTCACGTAATTTTTCAGGATTTTTAAATAATTTATCATAATATTTTATAGAAAATTTATCCTTAAACTGACTGGCTTGTGCTTTTAAAAGTTCAACATAAAAATCATAATCATTGGCAAAATAATAATTTTCAACAGGGAAGGTGTAGTCTTGTTGTTTAAGTTCAAAAGTATGAAGATCTAATTTGTATTTATTTTCTTTAAAAGAAGTTTCTAAAACAAAATAAATTTTCCCTGGTATTGAATAGCCTGCGTTGGTGTATGAAATGTCAAAGTAACCTTTAGTAATAATCTTGTCTTCAGTATTTAGCTTAATGACTTCATTGGCATCCTTAAAATTAATAGCAATCCATTCTTGTACTTTTTGATTTAACTCGGTCTTTGATTTTTGAACATCATAAACTTTAGAAAAAGCAAAAGTTTTTGAAGTTGAATCCAAATTTATTTGAGCAGAAATAAATAAAGGTGTAAAAAATAAAAATAATAAAATTTTTTTCATAGCTGTTTATTTAGGGTTTAATATTCCATAAAGATACAAAATTATCGTTCTCATTTTCAATAATTTAAACATTTGAAAATCAAATAGTAAGGTTAAAAATTGGGTTTTTTGTTTATCATATTGTCAGTCTTGCCAACGCCGTGGCCTATGGCGCTATGACTTTTGCCTTTACAAAAAGCCAAGGTAATATGAATGCCGGGTTCCTTTTTTAAAGGTTTGAGTTGGGAAGGTCGTCTAAGGTTCGGTTTGTGTTCTTGAACTGTTCATTGAACATCGCGAACAAAGGATAGTCAAACGTATCACTGAAGTGTGTTGCGTGCTCTTGTTCTACGGCCTTGCGTTGTTCTGGTCGCTTGTCTTTTTGTAGTCCGGATGATGTGTCAATAATTTCAGCACGTTCCAATGACACAATTAAGTTTGGGCAGTTTTCTGAATTAATTCTAATCTTAGGCAATCGCTTGCGCCCATCTTCGCGAAGCATTACATTGATAAGGCGAAACTTATCCATATAGCTTGGGTTGTTACCAACCGTCATCATATGTACTTTCCAACCGGCGTTGCGTAATATTTCCGAAGCCTGTTCAGCGAAGGTAAGCTTGCTATTGGCCACACGTGAGTTACCGGCACGGTCACCATAAAACTTAATCACCTTTGTTGGGAATGATTCGTAATAAGGAATGAAACCTTCTAAGAACAAATGGTCCAGTATCTTTGGTGTCTTCACATAGAATTCCTTCAGTACCTTGTAGGTGTTGTCCTGTAGTTGTGATACGGTTAGCGTGTTGATGTTGGCACCCCAATCCACAGATATGTTCAAAGGCATACCAGGATTTACATCCCCAAAATCCTTTTTACAATCATAAGACTTCTTATCCTTTATTTGTTCAGGACTTAGGCGCTCTAAATAACTATTATCAAAGTCTGTATAATAATGAATGTCAGGGTTTAATTGTGCATAAAAGCCGTCTGTGATTTCCTTCGGGCGTATGTTCAGCATCTCGGCATTGTACATCATATCATCGGTATAAGCCTGTCGCATATACTCAAAATAATCACTTCTAAGGTTGTGAATATTACAGTGTGCTGTTGCCTTAATAAATGCAATGTTTTTAGGGTTTTTGCGTGCTTCATTCTCCATATCAGTAAACCATTTGCCCTTCTTTGTCAAAGGTGTTGAAGAAGTAAACACCTCGCTATGGAGTAGGGGAGCGTTCTTAAATATGGCTTTCTTTGCCCGGTTTGTGTTCTTAACGTTAATGGCCAACTTTTCATCATCAAATAATGCAGCTTCATCACCACGTATGGCATAGGAGTTTAGTCCACGCCCTGAATCCTTATGATCCAAAGAAACAAACTGATAAATACAGCCATTAGAAAAATGCATGATGTTATTGAAAGCATCCGGTGTTTGGAATGGCAATGCAAAGCCGGCTTTCTTTCCGGCCATTGTGCCAACTACATAATCAATATTTTCATAGATGCCAAAGAGTTCCAATCCTTCTTTTATGGAAGGCAAGAAACGGCTTAATATTTGGCTGTAAGTGGAACCAACCAAAGCAAAAGACGCCCTGGGCATTTGTTTTACCAATTGTGATGAATCATAGCCTAAAAAAGTGGTTTTACCTGTTCCACGGCCCCATTCTAAATACTTTTGTTTTTGCGGTGCGAGTGCCGCCGCTATTTGTGCCGGATTTAATTCTACTTGTTTAATCATTTTCTTTTACTTCTTCAAACGGAACATCCTGCACCTGATAATTGTTAAAATCAATAACACCTTTGGAAATCATTACTTCAAAAGCTGCTTGAACTGCTTTAGGTAATGATATGTTATAGCTTTGCGCCTGCAGTTTTTCTAAGTTAAACGGACTTTCTTCTTTGTCCAGATCGGCAAGTTTTATCATACGGTCCAAACATTTTCCCATGGTCTCCAAATTTTTGTCTTTGGTGGCCATTTGAAACAGTTTTTGGTTGTATTCAAAAATAATATAGCGCCAACCTTCCTTTCGGCTTTTGGTAATGTCACCAAACAAAGACAATGCCCTGTTAATATCGCGGTAAGCTGTAGCCATTGAAATACCGCCAAATTGCCCCATTAAAACTTTAACGGTTTGTTCTCGGCTATGAAAATTCAGCAAACAAGAAAACGCCGCTTCCCAACGTTTTTTCATTTCTACTTCCAACGGTGAAAGCGTTATGCGTTCTTCTTCCAAATAAGAAGCAAGGATGTTTTCAAAATGGGTATCGGCAATATTTAATGCAGGAAGGCTCATTTATACGTTGTTTAAATACAAATCAATTTCTTCTGAAGTCATTTTTTTGCCGTTCTTTTTTATTTCAAACTCCAATTTATTGTCATTCATATATTTCACCCATCGGCGCACGTCAACATCAATATAAACAGGGTCCAACTCCATTCCATAGCAATTGCGCCAAGTTTGTTCACAGGCAATTAAAGCGGAACCACCGCCCAGAAACAAATCACCAACAATGTCTTTTTGTTTGGTGCTATTTTTTATCAAATACATAATTAATTCAACAGGTTTCATTGTTGGATGCTCTTCATTTCGCAATGGTTTGTCAAAAAAAAGTGTTGTTTTTTGAGTTCGGTCACTATACCATTTATGCGCAGCACCTTCTTTCCAACCATATAAAATTGGTTCGTGTTGCCAGTGATAATCATTACGGCCCATCACCATACTATTTTTAACCCAAATTAAGCACTGGCTTAATTTAAAGCCGGCATCTTTTAAGGCCATTCTAAAATTGGCACCTTCACTATCTGCGTGGAAAATATAAATTGGAGCACCGGGTTTTGTATTCAAAAACGCTTCCTGATAAAACATATATAAAAATGTATAAAAGGAATCATCACTCATTTTATCATTTTTAATTTTCAGTTTTTCTTTAGTTCCACCTTGGTAATCTACATTGTATGGCGGATCAGTATTGATATGATCAAACTGCTCTCCATTCAATAGTTTTTTATAATCTGAAGCAATGGTTGCATCGCCACAAACCAATCGATGTTTAAGGCCTTTCTGTTTGCTTATAAAGTCAAATTCATCCCCTAAAACACTAATAGGTTCCTTTGGTGGTGTAGGATCAAATTCTGCTTCTTCTTCAACTTTTAAATTATCCGGAATAAAATCTTCAGGAATCACAATGTCGTCAACATTTAAACCCAAAGCCATTAAATCAATATCCCCAAACATTTCAGCAAGCACATCTATATCCCAATAACCGGTTGAAATATTGGAAGTAATATTATACTCCTTATATTCCTGGTCTGTCAATGCCCGGTTAGGTACTCTTACATCAATAACTTCTTCGCCACGCCCTAATTCCATTAAAACCTTAACCCTTTGATGTCCGGCAACAATGATATTATCAGTGTTTATTGCAGGCACTTCTGCAAGGTTAAATTTTTCTAAACTCGCCTTTAATTTTTCAAGTTTTTCAGGAGTAATAATTCTCGGGTTATATTCATAAGGCACCAAGTCTTTAACTTTACGTTTTTCATTATGCCATTCCAGTGGAGCAATTAATATTTCATTCATAATAAAGATTCTATTTTATTTAAATTTATTTTGTGTTGGTGCAACAGCTTTTCCGATCGGTTTATTTTTCCTTCAATTAAGTGCTGTGCGTGTTTCTCGGTGGCTTCATCCAGTTCTTTGTACAATAAATCAACCCGTGAGTTGATTTTTGAAATACTGCTCTTTGTGTTGCCTTGTTTGCGCAGTAATTGCACAGGCGCCAATCCGTTAAAGTCATCGGTTTTACTTGGCAACAAGGTTTTGTGGTTTTTCCAATGATTTAATTCTTCCCAAATTAAATCGCGTTCATCATCCAATTTTTCTATTTGTTGCATCAATTTAAGCGCACTTTCTTCGGCTTTGGCCGGCAGGTCATTTAAAAGGAATTTGAGTTCAATCATTTCAACAAAAATGTTTCGCGCCTGGGAATAACGCAATCTAAGTTCCGCAGGAAGATCACCCAGCATAACGCCTTTAAACTCTTTGTCGGTGCTGTCATTTACCTGTTGTCGGCGTTGCACTTCAACATTTACGGTTTCCTGCGTTGGCAGTACTTTTATGGGTGCAATAACGGGCGCTTTAGCAATTGGCGCAACGTGGGTATTGTTTTTGTGTTTCCGCAGTTCATAGACCAAGGTGGCCATATTACCGCTTGTTTTTCCACGGTTTAATTGCTGAAGAATTCTTATGTTTTTAACCGGCAAACAGGCATACAAAGCCACGCCTTCATAATATTCATTACTTCCATTAAACCAGTTTTCAATTCCTTCCATACCCAAAGATGACTAAAAGGCAACTGTCATAAAAGGACATAGGCAAAAGGCATAAAAAAACCCCTGCAGATGCAAGGGTTTTTCCAATTAATCAAATAAAAAATGAAACACTAAAATAAACTGGATTCGAAAGATTTTATTTTTATTTCGGCTATGGAAGGTAACGGCTTTTTGTTGTTTACTTCTAAAAGCCACTTAACTTCTTCAACTGATTTTGCTCGTAATATTAAGGAAGCAACACGTTTAATGTCTAATTTTTGCTTCTTTAAAAACGGCACTGCTTTGGCTGTTATGGTTATAAAAGGAAAATGGCGGTTTTCATATAAAGAAAGCAATTGATCATTGGTCAGTTTTTCCCTTGTGTCAATTCTTCCAAAATTTGGAACGGTGTATATTCCTTCTCTAACTTTAAACATTACGGTGCTGGTGTAAATTCAGTAATTGTTGAAGCGTATGTTGGCGCTGGGTAAGCTTGTGTGTCGGAAAACTTAACAGGAATACCGCTAACGTCACCTGCTTTTTGTCCGCTGGTTCCCGGTGCTTCAGTTAAGTAAGCAGGACTTACTTTACTTCCAATTTGCACTTTGTCGCCATTAATTTGGGTTACAATAAAAATCATACCCACATTTTGGTATTTTCTAATGAAACCTTTGTTGCGTGCACTTATTCCAGGCAATGTGCCACTGAATGAATTCACGTTTGTTTTTCCGCCCGGTTCGCCTTGGTTTTCAAAATCAACAAGGCCAGTGTTTGGCATTACGTTAATTTTAAAGAAGCCTTTTCCGGTATCAAAAGTGTGTGCGGTTGCAATGGTTGCAGCTTCAGCTAAAGTGGTTGCTGTGCCCAACGCTGGCGGTTCTGCAATGGTTAAAAAATCCTGTACACGTGCGGCAAAGATTTCTACAGATGAAACTCCTGCAGCGTTTTCTTGATCCGCGCAAAAGTCAATGTTTTCGGTTAAAATGGTATCTGAACAAGTAGCCATAATTATTGAATGTTTTCTATAAATGAGTTATTCCCGTGAACCAACTCCAACATCACTTCGGCTTCGTCAATCAGTTCGGAAACCAATCGGCTTTGGCCGTCAATGTTTAAGGATTTTGGCGCGGTTGTTTTAAATCTAAATTTTAAGCCGCGATCATCTGTAAAAACTTTGCGGTCATCTTTTTCCACTTCTTTTGAAGCTTTTTCTTCAGCTTTTTTGGTTGCTTCTTCTGCTTTCGCTTCTGCAGCTTCCTTTTTTGCCTGCTTTTTCCTTTGTGAAGCCTGCGCTTCTTTAGCTGCTAATTGGCGTAATTGCGTTGGATTTAGGGTTGTTTCTTCAACCGTTTCCTCAACCGTTTCTTCGGCAGTTTCTTCAATAGTTTCTTCAACCACTTCTTCAATAGTTTCTTCAACAATTGCCTCTGCAGTTTCTTTAACTATTTCTTCAACAGCTTCAACAGCTCCTGTTACCGGAGCTGTTTCTGCTTTTATTTTTTTTTCTAGAGACATAAGTCAATTTTTAGATTAAGCCACAGTTACGCCGTCAATTGCGTAATATTTTTGGTTTAATACTGTTGATCCCAATCCGTATTCTAAATCGGTGTAATTGGCAACAAATACCAATTCGTTCAATAAGAAATCATAACCTTTCCAAAATTCTAAGAAGAATTTAATTTTGTAATCTGCTTTCTGAATATCAGTGATTGCAGGTTTACCGTCAAAAACATCAATCAACCTTACAAAGTTGGCTTCAGTAGTTGCAAAAATATCGTCAGTGTCCATTCCTGGCAATGCAATAATTTCACGTTTTCCTAAACGTGTTTTCATTGTATCATTTTGGAATTTATTTTGGCCAAACTGAGTTTCATACTGAAGCATATAGCGTTCAGCATTGTTTTCAGACATAAAGATTTTTTTGATTTTCGATTTTGCTTTTGAAGGCAATTTGCGTTCCCATGCAGTTACTTGATCAACAATGTTGGCATCGGTTAATGCAGAAACAGGAATTTTGAAAGGTGTGTGGCCTGTTCCTGGTACTTCAGCAAATAAATCCAACAATATTTTTTCAATACCATTCATAGAGTTTCCAAAAGTTCCCAAAGCGGCACCATTGTAAACACCTTTAATTTCCAAATAAGCGCAGTCATCAACTACTTTTGGAAGCATTTCCATTTCAACAATGTATTTTGAAATCGGCATATCTTCCGGTTTCAAGTTTTCTGCATACAAATGTGCCCAGTAAGAAGCAAGAATATCAGCAGGAGTGATTGCAAAATTCACTTTTTGGTGATAGTTTTTCAAAATTTTGTGCTCAATTTGAAGAGCGCCAAGTTCGTTCCAAACAGGGGCAAAACCTTGTACAACATTAGACAAAAGGGAAGCGCCTTGTGGGTACAATCCTTTCACTTTGGTTAACGGTTTTGTGTGTTTGTCAAGCGTGCTTTCTGCGCGATTCAAAGATGCAGAAATTAAATCAGGGTTTGCTGCTAAGTAGGTATTTACCTCTTTTACAACGTCATCAATGGTTATTGCCATAATATTTTTATTAAAAAGTTAAAGTTTTTCAGTGTAAAGACCCGATTTAAAGTCAATGTACGGATGTAGATTTTCTTTTGTATCGGATGCCGGTTTGTTGGTATGGCTTGCGCCTGGTTCAGCACCAAGTGCTTCAATTTTTGCTTTTAAAGCAGTAAAGGCATCGGCAACCGTAGTTACTTTTGCATCGGCTTCCAATTCTAAGCTTTCATTTACTTCAGCAAGCAAAGCATCAAATCCTGCGTTGGCAGCATCAACATTTTGTTGCATTTCAGTGGCTTTTAATTCTGCAGCGGCTGTTTCAGCAATGGCAGTATTTTTTAATTCTGCTTCCAAAACGGCAGCAGCCTGCAGTTGCACAATTTGCGCTTCTACATTGTCAGCTTCTTCTTCGGATAGTAAAATTCCGTTTGAAGCTTCGCCGTCTTCAAACTTTTTGTTGAGTACGGCTTCAATTTGCGGATAGGTTTTATTCATAATATTTTCAATGGTTTGCAAGGGTTGTTTTACGTCTTCAAAATTTAATGAGGCATAATGCTTCATTAAATCCTGCGGACTCATATTTTCAATGTTTTCCGGTAAGTCGGCTTTTTTGGAAGTGATAATTTCATCGAAGAAACCAAGCTTTTGTGCTTTTTTTCCTACAAAATAATTATCGTTAAAATTCAAATACAGTTCAGCAACTTTTTCGGCAGAAATGCCTAATTTTTCTTCAATAATGGAAGAAAGCGCTTCATCATAACTTTTTAAGGTTTCGGCACTGTCTCTTAATTGTTTGGCGTTTCCGTAGGCATAAGTAGATCCGTTATGAAACATCAACATACTATTGCTGTAACCATAAACGTGGTCACCGGCCAAGGCAATTAAAGAAGCCATTGAATAAGCAATCCCATCAACATACGTGTTAATGGTTTTGGTACTGTTGCGAAGTGTGTTGTAAATTGGAAGGCCATCCCAAATGTTACCGCCCGGTGAATTAATTTTCACGTGAATAACATCAACTGTTGGTTCCAGTGCAGCAAAGTCTTCAACAAATTTGTCGGCAGTGTTTATTGGTTCCCACTTATCAAAATCCCAACCGCCAATAACGCCATAAATAAAAATAGTTGCTTCTTTGGCAGTAGCATCTTTCACAATGTTGTAAAATCCTTTATATTTCAAGTTGTCCAAGGCCTTGTTGTTTAGTTAATTTAAACGTCAGTTAATAATTCAACAACAAGGATAAGGACTTAACTATGGGCAAAAAAGGACATTACATTTCGGCGGCCAATTGGAAGGCTAAGCCACGTGTGTAAATATTGAATAAAATATCTTCAAACATTTTTTCCGGACCGCTGGTTTTACCTTCCAAGGTAACTGCATAACCTTTTAATGAAGAAGGATCGTTGGTGTGAATGGAAGAATATTTGAAAAGCAAAGGCTGGGCAGTGGTTCCAAATAAATGGGACGTGTTTCTTTTTGAAACCAAACCAATTACTTCCTTATTAATGTAGGTTTCCAATAAAGCCTGAAGGTTTTTGTCCTGTGGTGTTAACACAAATGAAATTTTAACATCATAAGAAACCCCGGAATCGTTAATTCTTGAAGGATTTGAAACCTGAATATTTTTTGGAAGCAAATCAGTGATCAAAACCTGATAACTGTCGGCAATATTTGTGATAATGCTTTCAATGGTTGCATCGGGTGTTAAATGATTGAATTTTTGAAGTTGTGAAGCTTCAATAATAGCAATTTTGTAAAAAGTGTCGATGCTGTGTTCGTTGCCTATATTGCACAATTCTTGTATCATAATTTTTGGGTGTTTTTGCAGTGACAATAATCTCTTATGCGAATATTGTCTATATTAAAATAGGGTGTTTGACAATTCTTCTTTTTTCCTTTTGAAGTCCCTGTAAATGGATTCCAACTTAATGTCGTCTTCATCTATGTTATAGATTTTCAAGTATTTACGAATTCCTTCTAAATGTTGATCTTTGGAACTTTGTGCATTTACAAAAACGTGAAAATACATTTCATCCCTAAACAGTTTATCAATCATTTTATTAAACGCCTGTCCGCTTTTTACGCCTAAAAATATGCCATTCCTTAAATACGAGTATTCCTTGATAACCACATTGAAGGTTTTGGTATATTTCGATTTAGAAATTTTAAGGTCAGAATTTCTTCCCAGACTTGAAAGGACTATATTTCCAATAATGTCGTTTCTGGATGCAACATAAGTGTCACCGCCACAGCGCTTAATTAAAAATTTGTAAACGTGGTCCGAAACAGGAATATTTTCGGTGATGGAATAATCTAAATTCATATAGTTTTCATCAAATATATAGAAAATTGTCTATAAATGAATAAATTTTTATGAATTTTTTTGCTGAAGATTTTTTTTCAGAAAAAAAAGAAGGGTGTTCCTGGCGGTCTAAATTCTGTTGGAATGCGATTCAACAATTCCAACAAATTACTTAACTGATTAATAATAAAAGATTTAACCATTTTTAGGCTGTTGGAATTTGTTGAATCGTATGGTCATTTGTTGGAATCGTAAAAATAGCGATTCAACAAAGTCCAACACTTTTATATTTATTTTATTCAGAAAAATATAAGATAACTGTTTAATTATTATATAGTTAGTATAAATAATATCTATACTGTTGGAATTGTTGAATTGTTGAACTGCTTTTCTTTTACATTTTTCGCTTTAATAGATTTTATACAAATGGGGTGGTGGGGCAACGCCAAAAACCAACAAAAGAAATTTGAGTAAAATTGGCGTTATTAGCCGTTGTTTTGTGTTTTTGGTCAACAAGTTCCTTAAAATGAAAAAACCCGCTAAAAAGCGGGTGAATTACTGTGGTGTGCGGAGTTTTGGCCTGAAGTGCTGTGGTGTCATTCACTTTCCTTCAAAATATAATTAGTGTCTATATCCCTGCAGCCTTTTTCTGAAGATATTACAAAGCAACTTACTTTTTTCTTTACAAATGCGCACGCAAACACATATTTATATCGAAGTACCTTATGTTTGGAAAATAAGTCCAACTGCACGTTTGGGATCACATTGTGGGCCGGAACATCAAAAACAGCATACACAATATTGTTTTGTTTTAAAACGCCTTCATACCGCATAAAGAATCCGTCCTGCAGTTCAAACGATGTTCTTTTTTTAATTCCAATCTTTACCACCTTTTCACCCGGAAGCAAGGTGGTGTTGTTTGTAAAATTCAGCGAGCGCTTTCTAATTTTAACCGGTTCATCAAACGCCAGGTACTCGGCACCGTATTTTGGTATAATTGCAATCATAGTTTTATTTTTTTTGATTTTAAAATAATGTCATTTGTTCGCCATAAGCAGGCATCACTTTTTTTATTCGGTTGAAGGGGATTCCATATTTTTTATCATCAACCATAACCATACATTTTGATTCGTGCCTACCTAACGGATCAATGATTAAATGTAAAATTTCAGCTTTAAATTCTTTCATTACCATTTCATCTTCGGGCCACGTTTCTAAATCAAAAAATATTACTTTTCCGGGAATGAAAATTTGTGCACTCATTTTAAATTTTTTTTGATAGATGATGTTAATAATAATTTGGGTTTAACTAAGCAAGAATTCAGCAATATTACTCGGCGCGAAAAGCGCCTGCGTCATACTGCTGCCAACACCTGATAAAACCAAAGTTTTTGAAGGAAAAAACCTTGGTTTATCAGTTAGTTGGCATTAATTAGCCACTGCATTAAATATTTGAGTGTCTCTTAACCTAATTAGTTCTCTAATTCTTTCAGCAGATTCTTCTACTTCATTAGAATAAATGCACATTATATCGCCATTTTCTTTTTTAAGTACAATAGGCAAAGAATTAGAATACAGTTCAAATAGTTTTTGAAATAACTGTTTTCTGTGAGTATCATTTAAAATAGCTTCTCTTTGCTTTTTGAAATAAGTTTGTATGTTCATTTTATCCAATTTTTAATATTAATATTTCATTTAAAAAAAACCGTGGGCAGTCTCGAGTATATTATAGACAATAGTTAGAACAAAATATGAATGGAAAATTCAAGATTGGCTTAGATTGTTTTGAGTTTCTCCCACGGTGCTTTTTTATGGGTTTATATCATCGAGATAGTTGCCTACAAAATTCAATTGCTTTTCAGTTAATTCATTTAAAAGCAATCCGTTTTTAAATTTCAATTTTTGTGGAATTTTATTGATATACAAATAATATCCCCATTTGGTTTGGCGCAGCTTCAGTATTTCTGAAGTGTCCATTGGTTTTGGTTTTAAGGTTTCTTTATTCATTTTACCATTTTGTTTCTCTTGGACAATCTTTGGCCAATTCTTGTAAAAATTCAACTATTTGATCTAACAATTTTTTAATTTTCTGCATTATTTTTTACTTTTTTTATTAATTATTAAAAGGATTTTTAGCGATGTAAACCATATCATTTTTTAACCATTCGGCAAGCTCGTTAAGGTCGGTGCGGTCATTTAATATATATGGCGTGGACCCTATTTGCAAAGTGACCATACTTCGCAGCCAAAAGATAACGCCGGTGCGTAATCTCATTTTACGTTCCCGGGCACCATCGGCCAATATTGCCCAGGAATCAAATTCTTTCAGGTCTTCAGGAAGCGCCAATATCAATTCAAGGGTAACTTCTTCAGGTTTTAAAACCATTGGTCTGGTACAATATGCAGTTGCTGTCATAGTTTTTATTTTTAAAATGGAATATCATCTTCTTTTACTTCAATAGTGGGCATTGTTACGGTTGAAGCGGTGGTTGTTTTATTTTCAATAGACATATCTTTTTCAATGGTTAACAAGCCCATTTCAACCATTGCTTCATAATCAAAAGCATAACAGCTTTGTGAACCGGCTGTGCCAAAACGCCTTCCTTTTATAAGGCCTATAAAATAAGACCGGCTTTTAAAATATTGGCGAAGCGTTGTTTGCCCAATTACATCAACACCTTCACGTTTAGAAACTTCTTTGTTGTAGAATTGATACACACTTTTTAATCGTAAAAACAGTATTTTTTTACGTTCGGGATTGGTGTATTTGAATTCGGTTTTGTTTTCACCCAACACTTTAAATTCAATTGGCTGTTCAATGGTGAATTCATTGTCTTCCTTTAAAATTGAAGTTTCAAACAAAAATTGAATGATGGACCAGAATTCGGTCAATCCGTTTGAATCAGTAATTTGTTCAGAATTTTCAATAATCAGTTTCATACACATCGCTTCAACAGCTTTGTCGGTAAAAGGAAACTTGATTTTGTCTTTCAAAATTCGATATGTAGTAAGCAACATCGCAGTGTTATCGAAAATACGGCCTTGGTATTCTTTAGCTTCCAGCGCTTCTTTTAAATCTCTTACTGTCTGCGTGTGAACCCTCGTGAGGTTACTTTCAAAATACGCCCGATGTTGCACTACATCAACTACCAAACTACTAACCCCACTGTTAGTCCAGTTTAATAATTTACTAAAATTTTCTTTTTCTGTTGATGAAAATTCACGGCTTTGGAACAACCAACTTATGGTTCTGGTGGCCAAGGCGTTTTCCATTCGTGTTGGCATAAATTGCCCGGCATAATAAATGGCCGAGTTAATTTTATCATATTGGGTGCGTTTGTCTCCGCTGTTCATCCCTTTTTCACGTCCAATCCCATTCCAGGCGCCCATCATTCCGCTGAAAATCTTTTCATCGCATTGTTTGTCCTGGTATTCATCCAAAAACTGAACGGTGTTTACGTTTCTGCTCAATCTTCGGCTAAAACCAACGTGTGTGGCTTGCGTTAAATCCAAGGCAGGAAGGCGGTAATAAAAGAAGTTTTGCAAAATTTTACCAAAACCAGACTTCCCGGAATCCTTTTCACCAAAACCGCCCATTAACGGAAAACTGTCATAATTTTCCAAAAACAAATCCCTAAAAATGGAAGCAAAATTGAATAAAATACCGCCCATTCCTTTTTCCTGAAACACTAAAATCATTTGTTCTTGCCATTCCAATAAAGTGATGCCGCTTTCTTTGTACACAAAAGTCCGGTCGTTTTCATATTTATCATCCCCATCCTGATTGTCGGCGTGCATCACTGAAAATGCAGGCGAATAGTAATAATCAATTTTTTGGTTGTATTCGGTTTTTGCGGTGTCTATGCCTTCCAAATGCATAATGCCATACTTATTCACGCCACGAAACTTTCCTTCCCAAAAAACGCCGTCAGCGAAGGCGAAGAAGCCTTTTTTATTCCAACCCATTGTCAACAGTTCAAGTGCAGGTTCAAACATATCATCAAAGCGGTACACAAACTTGTCAAAATGTTCGGTGCGCACGCCGTTGTGGGTTAACCACATAAAACCGCCAATACGAAAAAGGTATTTTCTAAATTCGGCAAAGTTGGCCAGCATATCACTGTCGAAATCAATCAGTTTCTTTTTGCCTTTTTGGTTGGTAATTTCACAAAGGCGCTTGTTTTCTTTATCGCCTAAAATGTGAAATAAAGGTTGAAGTCCGTAATTTGTGCCCTGAAAAAAACCACCGCCGTCACTTCTTTGAAACCAGTAACTATTGTCAACAGTCACAAAACCGTGTTGCATATATTCTTCCTTATCGGCGCCTTTTGGCAGTCTTAAATTTTGGGTTGCGGGTACACCAATGGTTTTTTCTTTATTTTCAGTTTCTTTGCGTTCTAAATTGCCTATTTCGGTTTTTAAAGTACCAACAGTCACATCAAAAGTTTTGGCAATCAGTTTTATATATTCGGTACGTTTAACTTCCTGTTTAATGTTCAACAGTGTTTTGCAAATTTCCTGAAACGCTTCACTTTTTTTGGTTGGATCAATCTTTGCAACGTTGGTAATTTCTTGTTTAGATTCCTTTAAAATAAGATTTATTTCTTCGCGCAAATTGCGGTTGAATTCCTTTGCTTCGCGCAAAGCATCGCCTTTTAGCGTGGCCATTGTTTCATCATTGATAAACTCCGATTTTAAGGCCCCAATATTCAACAAAGCCACTTCATTAATGGTGTCAATATCGCTTTGGTAATAATCGCGTTCAATATCGTACTGTTCCACTTTCCACAACAAAGCATCTTTTTTGTTTTGCTGAATCCAGACGTTCATTTCATTTTTATGCAAGCGTGCGAAGGAATCGGGATCTTCGCCTTCAGGCAATTCACAAAGCGAAACATTCAGTCCGTTTATCAAACAAATATCAATGTCTTTAATGGTTGCTTTTTGTCCGGCTTTGTCGCCGTCACGCAATAAAATAACTTCTTCGGCATATTTCTTCAGCAATTGGGCGTGGTTATCGGTAAGCGCGGTTCCACAACTTGCAACGGTATTTTCACAGCCATTTTGAAACATCGAAATTACATCGGTATAGCCTTCGGTTAAAATTACGGTCCCGGATTTGCCAATCGCTTTCTTTGCCTGAAACAAGCCATACAACACATCGCTTTTAATGTAAATGGTGCTTTCTTTGGAATTTAAATATTTTGGAAACTTAGCATCTTCTTCAGAGTTGCTTCTTCGGCCACCAAAGCCAACCACAGTTCCTTTATCATTGTGAATAGGGAAGATGATACGGTTTTTAAATTTATCGAAACTGGCGTTGTTTTGTGTGTCGCTTAACCCTAAATCTTTGGCAATTGACAACGTTCCTTTTTCCATTGCCCATTTTGTTAAGGCGTTTTCTAAAGGTGCATAACCAATTTGAAAATCGATGCAAGTTTCATCGGTAAATTCACGCCCGGAAATCAATTCTTTTGCCCAATGATTGGCTTCTAATTTTTTAAAACTTTGCACATATTTGCGCGAAGCTTCATTTAAAAGATGAAACATTTCATCCTTGGTTTCCTGTTTGCGCTTTTGTTCTGGAGATTCTTCTTCTTTTTCTAAAAAGATGTTGTGAATTTTGGCAATTATTTCAATGGCTTCAATAAACTCCACATTTTCTTTTATGGTAACAAATGTTATTCCGTCACCGCCAATTCCTGAAGAAAAGCATTTAAAAATTTGTTTTGCAGGGGAAACAACAAAGCTTGGTGTTTTTTCATTTGCAAAAGGTGAAGATCCTTTGTAGTTGGAGCCTTCTTTTTTTAACGGTACGTAATTTTCAATGGTTTTAACAATATCTGCTTCTCTAACCCGGTCTATACTTGAATTTGTGTATCTCATTTTTTATTGAGTTGTTCGTAATATTCTCCAACAGTTGCCGGAGTTTGATTAAATTCTGATTCTAACTGTTCAATTTTTTGGTAAAGCGCAATTAAGGTTTTACAATACAGGTCCATTCCGTCATCCAACAGCTTTTGCTCTGGGCGCGTAAGCTTGTACAATTGTTCCTTCAAACTCAATAGTTTTAATTCCTTCGCAGATGGCAATTTCGGCAGACAATTGTTTGATTTTTTCATCGTAGAAATCGAGCAGTAATTGCTTTTTTTCTTCAAATCCGCTATAATCATTTGATGCGTATAATGCCGCCCATTGGTTTTTGTATCTGTTAAGTTCATAGGTAAGTCTTTGGAGTTGTTCTTGATTTTTCATAACATTAATCGGTAATAAGTTCAAATGATAATTTTTCGCAGTGTTTCAATGTGCCGCGCAATCCGTTACGGTCGCAAACATCCTTATTGGTAGTTTTCAAAATTTGAATCAACACTTTTAGGTTTGAAGCTTCCAAGTCGAAGTTTGAAGCCAGATCAAAACGTTTCAGTTTTTTTGCTTTGGAAGAATAATCGTAAAACCGAAGACAAAAAGTTTCACATATTTCAATCAATTCGGTATTGTTTGCAAACATTACGGATTGCATTGTTTTGGCAGATTTTATCATTTTGTTCATATTAAACATGTTGTTTTAATAAAGCAATTATTAAGGAAGTTTTCCCATTAACGTGGGTGCGTTTGTATAAATTTCTTTTGTGAAAATCGAGCGTAGGCTGCGTAATCTTCATTTCAGATGCAATGGCTTTATCGGGTTCATCTTCAAGAATAAGATCAATAATAATAAGATCACGAAGCGTTAATACTTCACCGTTTAAAGTGATGCGTTTGCTATCCCAAAGCAATGCAGGTGTATTTTTTTCATCCCTGAAATTTTCAGAAATGGTTAAATGTCCCTTTAAAATATCGGGAGCAGCATCCATACCACCATATAAATGGTAAATGTAAAGTTCAACTTGGCGGTTTACGCTGGTTTTAGCTTTTTGAAGAAATTTAACCGCTTTTTTATCTTGCAAATATTGTTTTTTGCAAATGGCATAAACCCATTTAGGTAAATAATTCCATTCGAGCGTGCGCCCGTGTTGCAACCAAATTACTTGCTTTGTTTCTTTTAGGCCAATAAATTCAATGTTTGAATCGCCTGGTAACAATCCTGCTATTTGCGCAGTGTTTGTTTTTTCTGTAGTTTTGCAATTGTTAATCATTTCCTTTAAAATTTAGTGATTAATAAATACTATAAACCTGAAGTTCTAGCTTCGGGTTTATTTTTTTTCTCCGGTATCGTAATCGCAAAAACGATTAAAACCGAAATAAAGCAGCTTGTAAAATCAAAACCCAATCCGAAGAATAAATAAGCTTCAAAAATAATGGCTGCTATGCGTGCAAATTTTAATGTGTTTTTCATTTTAGTTTAATATTTGTGATAGTTGAATGTAAAAAGCCAGTGCAATTAGTGCTATGGCGATAATAAATGCTTTTAAATCTTTTTCCATTTTTTTTGTTTTAAAAAACCGCCCTTGTAACCCCTCACAAGGGCGGAAAATTGCTATGAAAAGTTACGTATTCATTCCGCGTCCGGTATAAAGAACTTATGCGTTTAAGGGAAGTTACAGAAACCCTTGTAGTTAGTTCGCCAACTATTTTTTTTCTGAAAAATCAAATTTTATTTGATTGATTCTGGCTTTAATTGCGCCACGCTTTTCAGCGTTAGTAGTTTTAATAAGTAAATTGATGTTTTGATACTTCACAAACAAAGGATTATTGTATAATTCACTTTCCACAACTTCCAATTCTTTTTCAAATTGTAAGTTGTCAATTACTGCCTGATCGTGTTTTTTGTAGTCTCCAAACAAAATGTGTTCAATAGCACTGTAAACCCAAACTTCAAATGCAGGATCTAACCAGGCAGCAAATTTTAAAGCTAAAATTCTATGAAAATAAATTCCGTTTCTACCTCTAAATTCAATTATATCTTCTTCTCTTAAAAATTCTTTATTCCCACCATTTGGTGTAAATACAGAATTTAAACTCCCACCATTTGGTTGGAGTTTAAGCACTTCAATAAATGCTTTTGCGTGGTCAGATTTTAAAAATAATTCTGTTTTCTTATTAAATGCTTTTGCCATTTCTGTGGCGTTTACCATTACGTTTTTATCGTTAGATAATGCAAAATGGATTTGTGTGTCCTGATAAATAAATTCAATTGCTTTCATATTTCCGTTTATTTTAAAATTTCGCTTTTAAATTTTTCCGATTCTCTTGCTTCTTTCTTTTTTATGGCTGCAAGTTGTAAAATAGCAGTTTCAATATCTTTGTTTTCTCTTAGGCCAACAAACACTGTTCTTATGTGCTGAAGGGCGTAAGGATGACCATTTCTGTTCCTAACTCCTTTGTCGTTTAAAATGTCTGAAACGTCTTCTGCGTAGTGTGCACCTATGATGTTTTTTAATTGAATTTGTTCTTCTGGAGTAATCATAGAGATATATTATTGTTTTTGTAAAAAATTGGTTATATATTAGTTATATATTGATAAAACAAAGTAAAGTAAATTATCTCGTATAAACAAGTAAAATATCTCATATTTTATGAGCTCAAAGCAAAAAATATTAAAATACATTGATTTTAAAGGGATTACAGTCTATGAGTTTGAAAAAATCACTAGATTAAGTCATGGTATTTTAAGAAGCGGAAGTGATTTCGGTACGGACAAACTAAAACAAATAAGAGACAATTTACCCGATTTAAATATGAATTGGCTTATATATGATGAAGGGAATATGCTTTTATCAGAAGAAAATGAAGTAAAAGAACCCCAAAATAACTATGAAAAAATGACAATTAACACAGAGATGCTATTAAAAGAAGTTGAAAATTTAAAAAATTTACTGGAAGCTAAACAAGAAACCATTGATTTATTAAAATTGAAATTTGGAATACAAACCATTGGCAACGATCAAAGGAAACAAGGATGAGAGTGGTTCATAAAAGCAACTCACTTCAAAATGTAAAAGTAATGCAATACGCTTCAAAAAATTACGGGTTTCCTTACGCTCGTAAAGAATATCTTACCGTTTATAAATAAATATAAAAAATGAAAGCAATTAACAGGGTATTTGAGTATTTAGAATTGAAAAACATTCCTCATACAAGGTTTGAAAAAGAAGCAGGATTGGGAAACGGTTATCTAAAAAAACAACTGGACCGTGAAGCAGATTTAGGTGAAGGTGTTATAATAAAGATTATAGACAATAGTCTCATAAATCCACTTTGGCTTTTAACCGGGAAAGGCGATATAGAAAATAGTCTATAAAGCAGTATTTATATAGAAAATAGTCTATAAAGCAGTATTTATATAGAAAATTGTCTATAAATAACTGTGATATAGAAAATTGTCTATAATATATAAGCATTTGACAATTGGCGGAGAGTTTAGACAATTGTCTATATAAAAACACACAAAATCAGCAAAAATAAGGGTTTCAAGAAAATTAAAAACGGTTTAAAGCCAGTGTAACTCTCCGCTTCGGCGTTTTAAACCGGGTTAAATTTGGGTCAAACAAGGTGAAAATTGAAAAGTTTAAATATTGATAATCAAATAGTTACAATTTAAAAAACGGCTTAAAAGAGTTCGAGTCTCTCCGCCCGCACTTCTTGAAAGCTTATAAACACTGAGTTTGTAAGCTTTCTTCTTTAAAAGTGGGTTAAAATTGGGTCAATAGATTATTAATATTTACAACTGATAACATTCAGATGTAAAAAAAAAATGTCTAAACTTCAAAAAAATAACAAAAGCATCGTTTTTGTAGATTACGTACCTGCAGAGCTTCAGGAAAATAAAGAATGGCGAATAGTTTTTTACGTCAAAAATCCAATCACAGAAAAATTAGAATCTAAAAGGCCACGTGTAAAACCGTTAAAAAGTATTACTGAACGCAGGAAATTGGCTAAAAGAATGATTTTAGAAATCAATAAAAGACTTGAATCGGGTTGGAATCCTTTCTACAGCAATAAAGGAACTAAGGAATTGACAAAATTTGCCGATACACTTAAACTTTTTATGAAACGCATTAAAATTGAATACGATGAAAACAATTTGCGTTACGATACCTACAAAACTTACAGATCACAAATCACAATTTTAGAAAATTATCTGGAAGAAATTAATGCAAAAGATATGCTTTCCTATAAGTTTGATGTTGATTTTGTTGGCGCGTATTTAGACAATATCCGATATGAAAAAGGAAGGTCGGCACGTACACGTGATAATTATTTAGGATTTTTAGGAACATTAAGTGTCTTTTTACTTCAGAAAAAATATATAGCAGCAAATCCAACTGAAAATTTTAACAAAATCAACAAAAAGGTTAAAAAACGTGTTTTGGTACCGGAAACACTGCGCGACATTATTTTTGATTACTGGAAAGGCAAAAATGAAAGTTATTTAACTTTATGTATGACGTGTTACTATTGCTTAATAAGAAGAACTGAACTTACAAAATTAAGAGTTGGCGATGTTTCTTTAAAAAATTCAACTATTTGGATTGACGGTGAAGATTCTAAAAACAAAAAAAGCAACGCCATTACTATTCCAAATGAATTAATGCCTTTTTTGGTTGAACACCTTAAAACTGCCAAACAAACTGACTATTTATTTTCTAACGATAATTTTGCACCAGGTTCCGCAAAAATTCACCCGGACCGTGTAACAAAAAGCTGGGCCAAAATGCGTACTGAATTGGAAATAAACAAAAATATTGATTGGTATTCTTTAAAAGATAGCGGAATTACTGATTTGTTAAGAGCTGGCGTTCCGTTAATTTCGGTTAGAGACCAAGCCAGACATCACAGTTCTGCGCAAACAGATACTTATACTCCAAAAGATTTGAAAATTGCCGATAAGAAAATACAGGATTCAACCGTTAAGTTTAATGATTAAAAAGTTTCCGTTTCCATATCCACTTTCCAATATTCTTCATTAACTCGTTTTTTATTTAGGGTTTTAATTAAATGCAGCTTATTGTATTTTTTAATTCCTTTTTTAAAATCAAACGGTTTAGAAATATGGCAAAAAAAAGTGTCTTTATAAATTTCAGAATTTGTACGAAAAGAAAGCCATATTTTATGCCAATTCTGATAAATATCTTGTAATGATAAGTTTCGATTAGCAAATTTGTCTACAAGTACCGGCTGATTATTTAAAAGTCCATTGTATAGGCCTATCATAATTTCATTATCATCTTCAGGATATTCTCCTGTAATTAAATTTTCATTATCAGCTATTTTTAAAGGAAGAATATCAAATTCAACCGTTTCTGTTTCGCCGCTTAGATAATCATTTTCATTATAAATTTGCCCTGTTTTATTAACCAAAACTTCATCACCGTTGGGGTACATCAATTTAAATAAATTGTTTTTATTTAAGGTTCTTTTATAATCAAGAACTTCAAATTCAGAATCATCATCAAAATTCAATTTTTTTATTGAATTGTCTAAATAATTAAGATAAACCGCATTTTTTAGATATACAACGTCAAGATTAGCCCATTTTTTAATGATATTAAAATAGGTTTTAAAAGTCATATTAGGCATAAAATCGGCCAAAGAATATTCTTGCGGAAATACATTTAAATTTCCGTCTTTAAAATCGAAAATAAAACGCTGTAGTGATTCAATACTATTAACCTGCTGCGATATTCTAAGAGTGGTTTTAATATTTTCATAAGGGCCATCTTCTGTTAAATTAATGCTTAAGGTGTCATTTAAAATTAAAGCATCATTGGTTGCTGATGCATTAAAAAGCACCGTTTCTCCGTAGGTAATTTGTAGTTGAAAAAAATCGGCAATGCCTTTAGGAAAATTAACGCTATATTTTAAGGTATAAGTTCCTTTTGCTGTTGGAACGTGTATTTTTTCATATATATTCACGGTTTTCCCATCAACAGTTTCCTGGTTATTAAAAAAATCGAAGCTAAACATATCTCTTTGATCCGGATCTGAATATTCTTGAAAAAATTGCTTAGGAATTAACACTATTTTTTTACAGAATTCATCATTTGGAAATTCACCTCTTAATTCAAGCCCTTCACTTTTAAATCCCACTCTTAAAACTTCCAATAAATAAGTCATTGGTGCCATTACATTTTTATTGTTAGGAACCGAAGGATTATCAACTGGATAAGACATTGCATTTGATAAAAAATAACCGGGATCAGCATAATTATTTACAAAAAGTTGAAACAGTTCATATTTTGATTTTTCTTTTATTTCTGGTCGGTAAACTTTAGGAAAATTGTGTGAAGTTTCAGGATAACTTTTTGATAGCTGCATTTGTGCATAATCAACCAAAGCAATACCTGCATTAATTATAGGAAACGGCAATTGACTTAGCTTTTTATCGAATACGGCTAAAATATCTTCGCCATAAAACAAGGTAATTTCTGCTTTCTTTTTTACAATTTCATTTATAACAAGATATGCTTTGTAAAATTTGTAATCAAGAATTAAAAAACCTTCAATTTTAATTTTATAACCAGAAATATTATCCAAATTTGGAAGGCCAAGTTTTAATGCAGTTTCATCATCTAAGGATATATTGAAAGGAAGTGAATAATTTTTTTGAATATCTTCTTTAAAATTGGGTGATTCTTCATTAAAATTTACGCCATATTGTGTTAAATCCAATTTATAATTATCGGTAGTTTGAAAGATGATCATATTATAGCCTTTTTAAAATTCAAATTATAAGAATTAAGATATTCCCTTGTTTTATAAATAGTGAGTTTATTTGTTTCTAAGATAACTTCAGTTGGTACATTGTTTTCATAAATAAAAATCCTTTTTGCTTTTAATATTTTTGAAAACCATTCTATTTCTTCCTGCGATTGTATATAACCGGTATTTAAAGTAAAGCCAGGTTCTTCAATAGCTTCAATAACCCTTGTGTGCGCCTGACCTTCAATAGATTTATTAAAAATAGTTTTACCTGTTTCTAAGTCTTTTGTGAATTTTCCTTTTGTTTCAAAAAACTCGTAGGTTTCCCATTCATTTTCAAAGGCAATTGTATGTAATTCGGTATAAACATTGTTTATGGTTACCACAAGTGTTTTAGTACCAAAAGTCACGGTAAAAACATCGCCATGGGAAAGTTCATAATCGTTTAAATTAAGTAATAGTGTATAAACATATACATCTACAGGCAGTGAGTTTAAAATTGTAGTTTCAATAGCACCTGTTAATATTGCATTACCAGGGTTAATTATTGAAATTATTGATAACTGAATAATTGATTTATTTGAAATGGTTATATTTTCAGGTATAAAACTTAATTTATTCGCAACTACAGGTGTTCTTCCCTTTAAAAATTTAAGATTGGTATAATTGCCAACCGTTTTTTGGGCGCCTGTAAATAAATTTACATCATATGCCGCAATATTAATATTTATGGGTTTAGTTTCATTGTGTATTCTTGTGGATAAATTATTTGTGGGTTGTTTTGATTTTAATAAATAATTTGTTTCAACACCAATTAAAGCATTGCATATGCCTTTAAAATACGGCTGTGAAGTTTGATAATTAATATTTTCTTCAAAATTAGAGGTATTCATTTCTAAATTCAAAAAAGTATTGTCTTCAACACTAGATACCGTTAGTTTATTTCTATCATCCGCATAATAAAGCATATTACTTTCAATACCATTAATTGATAGGGCAATCACGCGTAAAGTAATATATGTTTTTTTGATAATACTGTTTGACATAAATACAATTTCGGCTTGATAAACACCTACATCCAAGGAAGTGCTGTTTACCGAAATATTGATGTCTGTAATTCCGGAAACACCGCTTAATGCAGATAATACAACCCAAGTTTGGTTTGCTGTGGCTGTCCAAGTGTTTGCGGTATCTATATTTATCTTTTTTTGAGTAGTGTTGGCTACAAGTTTTTCTGATAAAAATTCAATATTTACGGGCGTTAGGTATAAATAATTACTTAAATTATCACCTTCTGTAACTGTTAAATAAACGTTTGTTTGCCTTGTAAAAATGCCATCGTTAATGGTTATTATTGATTGGTACAAGCCAGCATTTAACCCTGAAACATTAACGCTAACAGAAATTGAAGCGCTATTTGAACCAATAGTTGAAGATAGTAACACCCAAGTTTGATCAGCAGAAATGCTCCAATTGTTTTCAGAAACAATTTGAAGCAATTTTGTAGTAGGTGCAGGGTCTCCAATATTATAATTGTAGGTAAGTAAACTTGGCGTTGCAGTTAAAAAAACAGTATCTTCTACAATAAGCTTTACCAGGTACGTTCCCAAATTTGTTGGGCTATGTGTTTCGCTTAATGCCGTAAAACTAATGTTTGCAGAATAACTTCCGGGTGCTAAATTATTAACGCTATTTTGATCTAAATTAAAGAAAAAAGAACCAAGCGTAACATTAAAACTTTGATTTACTATTTGAAGCCAGTTAGGTTTGCCTGTGGTTGTTAAAATATAAGTTTCAATTGGCACGTTTACAGTAACTTTTACCGGTGTAGGAATATTTGCGTATTTTTTAAACACAAAAGTTAAAGGCGATGTTGGCGTAAATCCCATTTTATTTATTTTTTTGAAGCGTTAATTGTATTGTCTAATTTTTGTTGTAATAATTGGCGCTCACGTTCATCATCTAAGGTATAATTGAGTTTTAAACCATTATTTAAATGGTCATTTAACCTGGATAAAACAGCAACAACCATTGCATTAATATCGTTTGAAGCACCTGCGGATGTGGTGTTTGATAAAGCTGTTTCTTTCCCGGTACGTTTTGCTTCTAAATATTCAATAATTTGTGGAACTTCGGGGTCTTTGCGCACAAATTGCGGAATTACGTATTCGTTTTTGTGAACTAAGCCTGCAACATCACTGTTATTTCCAAATCCTGTATCTCCACCGCCTGAAAAGCCTTTTTTCTTTGATAAAGCAGCACCTAAACCACTTATCGCGGCACTTGCTAAGATGCTTCCTTGTTGCATTTTTGAAGAAGCGCCTAAAGCAATATTTTGAGCAGCGGCAGCAACCATAAAAGGAACGTTTAAAGGTGGCGGTGCGGCGGCAGTTGCGTTTGCTAAATTTATTTGTTGTGCCGATGATGTTGCTATTTTTAATTTTGCAATTTCTATAACGGCATTTAAAGCGATTGAAGCCAATTGTGCTCCCAATGAATTTCCTAAAATTCCTAACAATACATTGCCTAATTGTTGCGCTAAATTTATTTTTATTTCAGATTTCTGTTTTTCAAAATTTATTTCAGCAACATCAACTTCATTTTGTTTTTGAAGTCTTTTTAACGCAGCCGATTCAACTATTTTAGCAACATCATTGTTATATTTTTCAATGATTTTTAGTTTTAATGCTGCTTTCTGTTCTTCGCTTAGTTTTAATTTATCTAATTCAGTAAGTTCTTTTTCTAAATCAATGGTTAATTTTAGCGCATCGGCTTCTTCTTGAGTAGTTGCATTTTGTAAATCAATTTCATTTTGTAAGGTTTTTTTGCGAAGTTCAAAATCAGCAATTTTTTGCAATTCAATTTCTTCATCGGCTGTTTTACCTGCATCAATTTTTATTTTATGCTCGGCTTCAATAGTATCCAGCAATTCCTTTTTAGCACCTAAAGCGGTTGCGGAATTAATGGCTTCGTCGCGTGCCAATTGCGCTTTTTGTTCGTTACTTACGGCAAGGCGTTGTAATTTTTCTTTTTCATATTGGGTTTCTAAAGCAGTAAGTTTGTCCTGGGCGTCTTTTGTGGCTTTTAGCTTATCGGCTAAGGATTTTTTTGCTGCTTCTTCCCTTGCTTTTTTTGCTTCTTCGGTTTCTGTTCCTGTTGGTGTAGTTGTTGGCGTTGTTGAACCGCCTGGTATAACAGGATTTTCAAAAGTGTTTATTTTTTTATTTGCTTCAGCAATTATCGAATTATAGGCTGCAATTTCTTTGGTTAATTCTTCCTTTCTTACTTTCAAATCTCTTTCTGGCAGACCTGAAAAATGTGCCCAAGGATTATATTCATCAATTTCTTTTTGATTTTTTTCATAAGATTGTTTTAAGGCATAAAGTGTATTTTTAGCACTTTCTTTAACTGATTTGGCTATTTCAGCATCATTTCCGGTACCGCTTAAATTATTAAACTGAGATTGAAAAGTTTTAACGCCTTTTGCGGTTCCGTCACCTTGTGCACGTGCGTACAATTCATCCCAAGAAGAATTTAACCTGGTTAAACCGGTTAACGCATTTGAAGCACCTTCAATCCAAAATTTAAAGAAGTTGGAAATTACGCCACCGCCACCACTTACAGAAAGAATGAAGCTGTCGTATTTTCCTTTTAACAATTCGGTTTTACCGGCAACAGTATTCATTTTTATGGAAGCCTGTTCGGTTGCTGTGCCCACTTCACCCATTTTGGAAGTTAATTCACCAATACGATCTGTATGTTCAATGACATTTATGGCTGCAGTGGCATTTTCAAGTCCGAATACTTCAATAATATCGGCATTGTTTTTTAACAATGGTTTTAAGGCTTCCAATTTTTGCTGAAGCGGAATTGTTTTGTCGTTTAAGAATTCCATAGAAATTCCCAAACGCTCAAAAGTGGCTTGAGCTTCTTTTGGAAGTGCATCCGGGGCACTAATTTTTAATAAAACGTTCCTTAATTTGGTTCCTGCTTCAGCGCCTTTTATACCATTTTCGGCCAATAATTCAACCAAGGCAACACTTTCTTTAATGTCGATGTTTGATGTTCTTGAAACGGCACCAAATTTTAAGACAGCTTCTGTAATATCGGGTATTTCTGCTGCGCCATATTTTGCACCGTTGGCCAAAGCATCAACAAAAACAGAAGCTTGCGATGCATCGGCACCAAATTGGTTCATTGCATCGGTTAAAGCGGTTGCGGCGGCCGGCATTTCCATTCCTGCAGCTTGCGCCAATGTTAGCGTAGCTTCCGTCACCATATTAAGCGCTTCAACATTTTCCAGCAATTCAGGTTTTGCGGATGCAATTAATTTGTAAGCTTCCACAACAGCAACAGCGCCTCCTTTTGTTTCAGCACCTAAAGTAATGGCCTGATTTTTTAAATATTCTAAATCATCACCAGTGGCACCTGTTATGGCTTGTAAATCGGCAACAGATTGTTCAAATTCATTGATAGTTTTTACGGCGCCACGCAAAGCAGACATAGCGCCACCTACTACGGCGCCAATAGAAAACGCGGCAAGAAAGCCGGTAGCAACAGGACCTAATTTTGTTTTAAGTTTGTCTAACCAATTGCCACTTTCTTTAAGATTAGGAATGCCTAAACCAGTTTCTTCCCTAAATTTCTTTTGTGCGGCTGTTGCCTGCAATAATTCGGCTTCGGTACGTGCAACTTCTTCATTGTATTTTTTCCATTCGGGGGTTCCTTCAACGGCGGCGTTGCTTTGCGCTTTAAATTTAATTAAAGATTTGCGTAAATTGGTAAGCGTGGCATCAACTTCATTTCCGTTAATGAAAATTTTGAGCCTTCTGGTGATTGCTTTTTCAGCCATTTAAAAACGAATTTTACTTGTTATTTCTTCGGCACGCAATTCGCCAAGGTCATCAATTAACCGTTCAAGTGCGTTGGTGCTGTTGAATAAATTGGTGAAATGGTTAAAGGGTTTCATACTCATTCTTGCGCCATTTTTTTTGATGCCTTCAAAACCATAATGCTGCATAAAAGTGGCCGAAGTTGCTTTTATGACAATGGCATTTACCTGATCAAACTTCATTTCAACTGAAGCACCGGCTTTTTGCAACATTAACCCGGTTCCTGTTTGTTTGGTTGATGTTGCCAATATGTTTTTTAAGTTTCTAGATAATGAACGAGCCGCGTTTTGTCCCGCTTTTTTTTCGAGTGCACTTAAATCACGATCGTTTTCGCCTGTTGCCATATTGATGATTTTACAGCAAGTTGGGATTTGTTTTACGCTAAAAAAAGGACAGGGAAAATGAAGTTTAAAGTTTAAAGTTTAAAAAATAATTTATCTTCTAATCTTAAAAACGGTAAAATGATAACCAATAAATATACGTTGCTCGGTATCGTAGGATGCTGTAAGGATGCTTCCTTTTGCATTTTGAAATCCGATGTTTGCTTTAAACAGTGGTTTGTTAAATTCTAAATTATTGCCGACTTCCATACCGGCCAACAGTCTAAATTTTACTTCTTTTGGCTGTACTTCTATTGTTTGTGGCTTAATAACATACGATGGTGTAATTTCTTGCACTTCACCCTGGACAATTCCGTTGATGTTGATGATTAAATTTTCGTCTTCAAATTTGGTATCGAATTTATTTAATTGGATGGCTTTTTTGTAGAGTAATTCTTTTTTCAACAAGTCGTTTTCTCGCTGGTAGGATTTTAACAGACTGTCATTTTGAATAATTATTGGCGCCGGAATCACCGTGTTTTTTGACTTGTCATTTTTGGACACTTTTTGTCCAAAATTTACGGGCGTGTGAATTGGCTTTACCGGATCAAACTTTGCTTCAATTTTAGGCGTTGTGATTATTTGCGGTTTTACCGTTGGCGCATTGGAGCAGTCGTTTAAAAATATGAAGGCTAACAACGCCGCTATAATGATGTACGGAAAGGATTTTTTAAGCATAATTTCACTTATAAGTTAATTATTTTACGTTTGGTTCGGTGGTCACTATTAAAACAGCTTCGGTGTAAGCGGCTAAAGCCAAATGAAATTCGGCCATTGTATCTACGCTGTTGGTAATGTCATCGTAATTGTCTTTGTTTAAATCGCGCAGGCGCAAACCCAAAGCAGTGCAACCTTCCAGTTGTGCCCAATAATTGGCTGCGTGGAATTTACATTCGCTACGTCCGGGAACATTTTTAACTTCCCAAAGTTTCTTTTTAAACCGATCTGAAAACTCTAATTTAACAGTGAACACACCGGCAGGATAACAGCTTACACGATTGGCATTGTTTTGCCAGCCACGTTCTAAAGAAAGTGATGTGAACACTAATTTGTTGTTATGGTCTAAAACTGTGCAGGTTCCCAATGTTTGGTTTTTGTCCTGGTTAATTCTGTGAATTCTTATGATTGGTTTTTTCATTACTCGTTAATTTTAGATTTTCCTTTTTTAAATACATCTACTATTTTGTTGAATTTATCGACCACATCGAACCCAAGTTTTTTGGCGTTTTCGAATATGATGGAATAAATTTCGACAGTGATCCAAAAGAGAATGACTATTAATGTAATTGTAAAATTTAATTTTGAAAATGAAAAACTAAAAGTGTTTAGCATCAAAATTTTATGAAGAAACCAAGCCATTAAAATAGTGGAGCTGTACAACAAAAATTTAACGCCCGATTTTTTTAAACCTTCCGACGAAATTAAATGTTGATTTTTTAATTCGGGATTTGTTTTTTCAAGTTCTTTTTTGTTGTTCCAAGACACCCAAACGCCTGTTACAAAATCACCTGCCATTAACATTCCTAAAAATATTCCCATTAGCGTGTTGGTGGAAAATATAGGCATTGCGATAACTAAAGGTGATACCAATATAATTCCGTTTTTGGAAAACAGTGTTTTGGAAACCACAATAGCTTTTTGTGCGTATGGCACCAAGAGTGTGAGGAATATTTTCATAATTGCAAACATTTTTTTAGTGATTTTTGTTATTATTTTGGTATTTTAAGTTGATGCTAAGATTAACAAGCCGCTTAGTGTTGTTTTCCAATTTTTTATGATAAAGTTTTTCATAACTATTTTTATTATAAACCGCCTAATTAAAGGCGGTTGTTGATTATATTAAACTTTGACCTGATAATAGTTTCGCATTTATTTCTGACCTTTCAGCATCATTTAGCGCATAATTAGAAATAATAAACTCATCTATTGTAGCTGTTACTGAACCTCGATAACCCCTACCAATTAAAAAATTCCCTGTTGATTGTTTTGATTGTGAAAATGCCATTTTATAACATGTACACAATTCATTGTTTAAATAAAGGCTAAAATTTCCGTTTGTATAATCCCTTACTAATGTGATTATTGTCGTTTTATTTAAAGGTATTTTAAAAAATGTAACAAAACTAAGATAACTACCTGACGGATGCGGTGAAAAGAAAAATTCCAATGTGCCATTAGTACTTTGTACTAATGTTCCCCAACTTGTATAACTGCCATATTCAAAAATACAACTATTTGCCCAAGCCGTAGGATTGTATGAAAATGAAATTGTTGAATTTCCATTAATAGCAAACGCTGTTGAATTACCCGCAATTATATTTGATGCGCTTGAATTTAAAAATTTAGCGCCTTGCCCTATTAAAGATGAATTATAAGTTATTGAATTTGCCGTTCCGTTATTTGTACCGATAGCGTCAAAAACATTATTTTCCATTTTATAATAAGAAATTATTTTTGATATTGGTATAATAAACGATACGATTGTTAGTTGAGAAACGATATTTGATGTGCTTCTATTGTAATAAATATCAACTGGTTTAACCTCTATACTATTAACTGAATTTGGTTTTAAATTAATGGCAAAAACATTGCCATAAGTGCATCTGTTATTATACCTACCATTTACATAAACCTCATAAAAATCAATAAGATTGACATTTCCTGTAGGTTCTGTGAAAAGTAATTCAATAGCTGTTGCGTAAATACTTCCTGCGGATAAATTAACAATTGAGTTAGGCGATGTGAAATTTTGTATATAACTTACTTTACCATAATTAGTATTTATTAAAGCGGTTATTTCACCGTCAGGATTCCCGCCATTAATTGTTGCGTTATCTAAATGAGTATATAACCTAAAATTTGAAGTCCCTACAAAAATATTTGTATTAGTAGCATCTACACCTATTGGTTTATAATTAGGAGCGTAAAATATTGCGTCTGAATTATCTTGAAAATACCCATAAGTAGAGTTTAAAGTAGTTAAATTAGGGAAAATATACTGCCTTATCTTATTTCTTGAACCAAATACACCTGAACCAGATTCTATTATACCTTTTAACCTTATTTCTTTAATATTTTCTGATAATTTAAAATTATCAATCCCTATTTTTTTACAGTAATTTTCCTCGTCAAAATAATAAGTTATTGCATTATTATTATATAAACCATAATTAGCAATCTGATAATCAACCCCAATATAACACTCAATGTCATTTCCAACAATGGTAAAATTTTGAATATTGGCCTCGTCAAAACCTGTTCCGCTTGGGTAGTTTTGCAGTTTAGCCGACAATTGTGCAGGCGTGTTTATTGCACTTGCAACCCCACCTATAAAAGTGTTGTTTACATAAATAGGTGTTGGTATTCCAAAACGGTACGGGTTTACAAATTGCATCTGTCTATATTTTTTATATACGTTAAATAGCGGATTAATTATGAGTTGAGCCATCCCTCGTCTATATTTGGCTCTAACCCTGCATTTACTTGTGCTATTTTAATATTTTTGGTGTCTTGGTTTTGCAAAAACTTAGTGTTAACGCTGTTTAAATGGTCAATTTTTGCTTGTTCTTCTGCGTTTAAGGCTAAACTTTTAGCGTCTTTATAAATGCTATTCATCATTAAAGCAAATTCCCTAACGTGCGTAACTTCGCTAAAAATTGAACTGTTGGCCATAGTTTCTGCATTTTCAATTTCTAAAATAATGCTTTCATCTGAGCGTTTAATTGGGTTGAAAGTCATTCTGTATTCTCGTATTCCTGGATAACTTGGATGCTCTTGAAATTCAGCTAAAAAATTAAGGTCGGGCATTACATCTTCCATTATGAAAATGCGTGAATCATAAGTAGGTTCAGCAAACGGCGTGTGTTTTATTAGCCATTCATAGTCCGGGTCAATTTCACCTTCAGCAAAAGGCGATAAATCTGCCTTTGGATAATCGGCGTGTTTGATAATTTGTTTAGTGGATTTACGAATCAATACTGCTGGTACACTCATTTTTATTTATTTTTAGATTATTAATTATTATACTCTTGTTCCTTTTAAAACTATTTTTAAACCTTTGCCCACATCACCACTTCCTAATTGCGTGGTGCTTATTACTAATAAAGCATCATCTGCTAAATTTACATCACTAATTACCGCTGGCACACTTGCCGTTACACTTGTTAATTCTTCGGTGTCAATACTTAAAAGCGTACTTAAAATTGAAACACCGCTTTCTTTTACATCAACAATTACTTTACTTATTGTTGGCGCGTTGTTTAGTGATATTCTTATTTCGGTTAACGTCATAGCAAAAGGCATACGGATTGAAATTAAATTGCCTAAAGTCAAATCACTTGTTTCATCGCTACAAGCGTATGCAATCTCTACTTTTTTATAATTTGAATTAATAGTGCTTACTAAAGCGGCATCTGTATAACTTACTTTTGCAGTGTTTAACCCTACCGCAGTCGTTAAATCTGTTATCTGTTTTTGCAGTTTCCCAAAACCAATTAAAATAGTATCGGTTGCAACAACGGCTGTGCCTGTTAAAAAGGAAATACCTGTTAAAACAGTTGCTAAAACACCAACGCCCGCAGGGTGCGTATGGCTTGTGATTTCGCCAGTTAATTTTGCTTCAATATTAGCCTTTGTTAAATTGGCTAACCATCGAGCAACAGTAAAATACAAATTACTTGTACCTTCGGGCAGTTCATCAGTATTTGTCGCGCCACTACCACCAACCGCATTAGGAATCCAAACGCTTTCTTCAACATCCCAATTATAGTTTAAAACATCGGTTGCGCCAACTACATTCACTTGTGCATAATCGCCTGCTTCGCCTGTTGGGTTCGCTGCAACTAAAGCGGCAAAAGTTAGGTAAACACCTTTAAAGTGTTGGTTGTAATCGGCTATGTTTAGTTTTAAATTTAATGCTGTTTGTGTTGCTATAGAAACGGGTTTATTTGCGTCGCTTGTGTTGTCGGCATTGCCTAAGCCTACTTGTGATTTTGTTACTTGGTGTGGATTATCTGTTCTTGTTAGGTGCGTTATTAATGTTGCGCCGTTGGTGGTGATCCAAGTTGATGCGTTATTCCACGCATTAATAAGTGCATCGGTAATTCTATCCAGTGCGCTTAAATTGCCGTGCGTATGCGAACTTGGCACGGGTATAACACCACTACCAACGTGAAACTTAATATTGTCGAGCGTATAGCCTGCAAAATTTTTAAGGATGAATATTTCTAATTGCCTAAAATTTCCTAGTGATAAAAATGAAAAATCACTGCCATTTATAACAATATTTTGTGTGACTAAACTTGCAGAATTAAACCCATAATCTCCATTATTTAATAGTAATGATGAAGTCATTTGTTGTCCGCTTGCATTAAACATATTGATAAAAATATATGAATTTCCTAAATTCGCTTTTAAGGTAATGTCAAAAGACAAAGAGAATTTTTTTAAGGAATCCAAACCATCAACATCGGCGTTGTTTATAAATTTTGCCTTACTGGACGATAAAGGATTTGTGGCATTAACAACACCTGCACTGTTTAAAATGCGTGAAGTGTTTGAGCTAAATACCCACTCGGTTGGTTCACCTGTACCGTTTGCATAAACAGTTTCGGTGGTCATTGTAATACCACCGCCATCGGTTGGCGTAGTGCTACCGGCTTTTACAATAACTTGTTTTATAGGGAAAAATATTTCGGGATCATAATCTGGCGGTACAACCAATTCTGTAGATGCCGGCTCGCCTGTTATTTTACCTACCAAACCTAAAGTATCAGGATAAACTGGCGCAAAAGCACCTATTAAATCGATACGGTCTAACAGTTCATCAGCAGCCACTAAAATAACTTCATTTGCGGTGGCCGAATACCAATTATTGCCGGCAGGAAATTGTGAGGCTTTTACATCGAATTTTAATAATGATGTCCAAATTGCTGAAACTATTGGTTTTTTGTTGGCGTTTGCAATAAAATCTAGAATGTTTTGGCCGTTGGTGGTGATCCAAGTTGAAGCCGAGTTCCAGGCGTTTATGAATGGTTGGGTAATGGTTTCCAGGATGGAGAAATTATTGTGCTTGTGTACAAATTCATCTGGATCAATAGCACTGCCAACGTGAAATTTCACATTGTCAATAGTATAACCGGCAAAGGTTTTCATTGGCCAAATTTCTAGACCTCTGATTGGTTTATTTAAGTAAAATGAAAAATTAGATCCGTCAATAACTATTGTTTGTTTAGCCAAACTATTGGCATCAAAACCAAACAAACCATCTCTTACATATAAAATACTGGTGTTGTAAGAATAATCATCATCTTCCAGCCTTATAATTATTACAGAAGTTCCAAAAGGAGCATCTAAAGTGATTTCAAAAGATAATGAAAATTTTTTGTTGCTGTCCAATCCTGTAATATCTTCTGCGTTTCTTAGAAAAAATTCACTTGGATAGTGAGGATTTGTGGCTTTTATAACGCCTGCAGCATTTACAATTTCTGTATGTATGGTGCTAAATGTCCACTCGTTTGGTTCACCCGTTCCGTTTTCATAAACGGTTTCCGTTACCATAGGATTTCCATTTTCATCGGTTGGCGTGGTGCTTCCTGCTTTTACAATGACTTGTTTAATAGGGAAAAATAATGTTGGATCATAATCGGGCGGTACCACCAATGATGCGGATGCAGGCGTACCTGTTATTTTACCAACGATTCCTATAGTATCAGGAGCCACCGGCGCAAAAGCACCAATTAAATCGATACGGTCCAATCCGGAATTAACAGCTTCTGCAGGTTCCAAGATCACTTCACCAGGAGTGGCTGCATACCAATTAAATCCGGCAGGAAATTGTGAAGCTTTTACGTCGAATTTTAATTCCTCAATCCAAATGGCAGAAACAACTTCGTTTGCTTTAAAATTTAATTTATACAGCTCATTTATGGCATCTTCGTATAGCTTTAATTCTTCGGCTTTATAATAATATTTTGGATCTACACCCACAAGTTTTGCAACCCGTTGCGGATGATCTTCTTTTGGCCCGGTTGAAATAGGAAATTGAATCATGGTTAATTCATTATTTTATTTTAACCAAATATAAATTGCGGGAAAAACATTTTTAAGACATGAGAAAATCAACCTTTATAATTCAATACCCGGTTGCTCACTTTGCTTTGCATACGGCTCATTGAAGCATTCTTTAATATTTCGCGATTGTAAAGTGTGCGCATACTCTCAAGGCGATAGCCAAACTCATCGAGCTTGTATTCTATCATAAAATCGGATATTAGGTCCTTAATTTTTATGTTAGGCGCGTATTTGGCGGCTGTTTTTATGGTATAAACAAATGCAATGCGAAACTGGTCTTCTAAAATATCGTTTAAATCTTCTGCAACTTTTTCAGGAACTTTTAAAAAGGAATATTGGCCAGATACGCATTTATACATTTGCGCTGAATATTTTGTATTTACATCATCGCTGACGGAAATGTACATATTGAATTTTTCAACCTTTTCCGGATAACCGCTTTTTTCTAAAGTAATGCGAAACATTTTGCCAATGGAAGAAGTCATTGTGATTTTGCACGCTTTTACTTTTTTATTGAGGTAGTAAGCTTCTTTCCCTTTAAATTCTTGGTAAAAGAACGGAATTAAGTGCTGGCGTATTTTAACCGGTACAATGCTTTGTGACATTTATCTCTTTTTCATTAGTATTTTTGGCGTTTCTTTTTAAATATTGATAAAGGTGATTGGAATATCGTGCGGTAATAAATCGTTAAAGAAATCATTGGTTCCTGCGCCGGCTGCATCAACAAAGCCAATGGAGAAGATTGATTTTGTTTCAAATTTTACGGTAGTGATCATTTCATCGGATGTGATGGAAACATCGGGCAGTTTGTTTTGAAAATAGTCGTTTCGGCCAATAACCATTGTATTTCCGTTATCCAGGATTAACTTAACATATTTCACTTTTTCAAACAAAGAAATCCGATCTGATCGGTTGCTGTCGTTGCTTGGAAATTTAATTTCTAAAACTTGGGTAAAGGAAAGTCCGGACTTACTGCTTTTTGAAGTTTCACGAAAAGAAACGCGCTTTTTTCCGAAGTAGGCATCGTTCCAAATATTGTCGACACCACGGCTGTTGTAAAAATTTTGGATGGAAGAAGCGGCTTCTGGAGACAAGGCTCCTGCAAAATCTAATTGAATTCTACAGATATTTGGGTTAACACGTACTTTTTCAAGGATCTCCATTTCAAAAATTTTAATCAAATATATGAAATTTTGATATAGGAGTATAATTTTTAGGATAAAAATGTACTTATAGGTAAATAAAAATAATTCAAAAAAGCTAAAAAGTACGGATTTTTTTGTAACAATGTAACCTTGTGATTTTATAGGCTTCAAAGCCTTGTAAACACTAGGTTTTTTATTTACAATGATTTTGTAACCAAAGGCAGAAACAGAAATGTAATTTTGTAACCTCTTTATTAGTTACATTTTTTTTGTAACTGAGTGTACATTAAGAATAGTAAAATGTAACCTAAATACCTATATTTTTCGCCACCTCTCGGCAATGGTTACAAAGTTACATTTTTTTCGTGGTTTATATGAAATGAGGGAGTAGGGAGAAGAAACGTGCAGGTGTTTGCGTGAGATACGCTTTTCGGGTGGTGATTGTACCTAAATGTCATAAACAAAAGAAACCGCCTAAAAAGCGGTTTAATTACTTAACTGAAGCGGCATATTATTTAATATTTAGCAGCTGGTCTTTTCTGTTTAGTTTTTTGAAGTATTCAAAATTGTACTTCTTAGTATGTCGCTGGATGCAACAATAATTTACTTTCCATTTATCTTCGAGTTCTACTTTGGTAAGTGGTGAAAATAAACAATCTTTTGCTATTGCTATTTTAAGATCTTCGCTTCGGGAAGCATATTTTTTAGTATAATTTTTTTGTTTTGAATTTCTCATAATAATTTGGGAATCACTAATTAAGATTTGAAGCAATATTACTCGGCATAAAAAGCCGAGTAAGACTGCTTATAACACCTGATAAAGCCAAAGTTTTTTGAAGTAAAAAACCTTGGTTTATCAGTCAGTTAGCCGTAATGTCGGGCGAAGAACATTCCATCCATCACAATTTTAGTAAACCATCCCGTCACTTCGGCTAACTCCGTATATAATTAACTTTAAAAAAAGCCATCTACACGTTTATTTTTAATGGAAAACAACAACGCCTTTATCTTTTCCTAATCTAAAAACTTCCGTCCAAGCATCATAATTATACATATTATCTTCTCCAAATACTTTTAAGGCTTTTTCTCTGTTATTTACAAAATCATCGTAAAGGTTTTCTGAAACTTCCCAATCCAAACAACCTTCGTTGTCTGCAAAATTTATAAGTTCATAAAAAGGTTTTGTTTTATCTCCGTCTATTTCTGTCCAAGTTTTGGGTATTCCAACAACATCACACAAGTTATCTCTAAAGAATCTATGAGAACCATAACCAGTCGAATGTGAACCAACGCTTTTGCCAACGTAAAATTGACCATATTCAAGGTTTTTAACTCTGTCTTTCCAACAGTCGCTAATTACAAACGCTTCAAAATCGTAAGCATCTTCTTTAATTTTTTTCTCAGATGCTTTTTTAATCTTTTGGTAAACTGTAATATCTAATCCCATAATTTTAATTGTTTTTAATATTAATATTTATTTTAAATTGTTTAATTCTATTTTGGCTAAAAAGCCAATTTGCCAACGCCTTTTTTTAAAAGCTAATCATATACAAATTAGTTATAATTTATTTTTCAGGATCCTTCAATCTTACTACGAAAGAATTAAATCCACTGGCGATAAAAGTTTTTTCACTGATTGATAAACAATTTATTTTAAACTCATCATTTTGCATAAGTATATTGCCTTGCATCGCTTTTGTGTAACTTTCTTTAATTTTAGTTACTCCACTGCCATCTCTTTTTATTTGGCTAATAAATTCCAATTCGCTTGCTTTTTTTTTCATAATTAAAAGAGTAACATTTGAGAGCCTATTGGTTGTGTGATTTCTATTATTTCAGATAATGGAATTCCGCAGTGTCCTTCATTTACTAAAACCAAACATTTTGTTTCGTGTCTTCCTGAAGGATCTATAATAAAATCCAATATTTTTGATTTTATAATTATCATTGAATGTGTTCCTGAATTATCCCAGTTGTCAAATTCAAAAGAAATATAACTGCCTATAGTAAGCTCTTTTACATCAGTTATAATTATTTTCTTAACATGTGTATGCATCACTACTTATTTTTATGAGGATTAATAACATCGGTAATGCGAAGTCCTAAAATGCAATAGCCTTTTTCCAATCCAAATTCACCGCCTAAAAAAACATAGGTTACATAGCACAGTATTTTTTTACCGGTATATTCGGTACCGTTCCATTCTTGCTTTATCAGTTTGTCGCCCAGTTTAAAGTCCCGGTCGTTTTTGCGGATGGTAAATGTTTTTTTCCCGGAAGCTGTAGCCGCATAATGCTCTGGAAGTATTTTTAAAGTGTGTTCCATTATTTTTGTTTTATTAATTCTGGGTTTTGATAAATGTTTCCAATGATGGTATAATGACCAACTACATTAAACAGTAACTCCTGCCAAATAATTTCACTTTGTAATCTTAAAATAAAACCACAATGATACCATTCGATAGTTCCTTTACCCATATTTGGCAGCGTTAGAATATCACCTTCATAAATCTCTTCACCGTTTTTATCTTGCAGGCCTGTAAATTGCATTGGAATTACAATATTTTCATCTAATGAAAGATAATAGTGTAAGTGTTCAGTATTGATGTTTTCCCAAGGAATGATTTCTTTATCTCTAACATCCCAAAATCTAAATTTTATTGTTCTCATTTTTCTTCTATAAATTAATGATGATATTTACTTCTGTTTTTTTGAATTAAATCCCTTGCATTCGATAACATTTCGAACGGTTTTGCTGATTTCCTGAAAGCTTCTGCCAGTCCACAAAAAGCAGCTTCTAATTTTTTGGCCGAAATAACGGCAATTTGTAAGTTTTTCATTTTTGTATTTTTAAGTTAATTTCTTTTTTAAAAAAACCGCCAGCAGTCTCATTTATATTATATCCAATAGTTAAAAAATATGATAATCATAGATTTGATTTGGGTTGAGTTTCTCTGGCGGTGCATTTTTATACTGCTATCTTCTTATCGCCTGAGCGGCTGCTTTGCCCCAAGGCTCCATTTTTTTATTAAATGTTGACCAGCTAAATGAAATACCTATTTTACGGTTAAAATACCTGCGCAACACATAACTGCGTGCTATGCTTATGAGCGTGAAATAGAATGTGATCTGTAAATTTTTTGCGGTGGTGCTTTCAATATCCATCAATGGAAATAATACCATGGTACTGATTAATGATATTCCAAATCCTACGGCTACATTGATAAGTGATTCAACTAATGATTGTCTTTTTGTCTGCATTTTTTTTAATTTATTTTAATTGTTAAACTGCTATTTTAATTGTAATAAATTCGAATGTTTGTGTTTTGGAGAGGACAAAAACAATGTTGTTTTTTAGGTCGGTTTTAAATTGTTGGGCATTGGTCAATTCGCTTAAAACATAAGGGCCGTTCATTGCGTTTTTTACCAAAAGATAAAAGGATATGCCTTGTTTTATTTCGTCCTTGTAAGCAACCACGTCAGCCATAACAGCTTCTTTTAAACGAAGCTTAAAAGCAATTGCGGTTTCTTTTTTGTCGCTGTAATCAAGTACGTAAATCATTCCCATTTTACATTGGTTCCACAACTCTAAATAATCGTTGTTTGTGCTCAATAAATATGGACCTTCAAAATTTCCTGAAAACTGCGATTTATAAAACACTTCCTTGTTTTCTAGAATATCGCCTTCGCCTTGGTGAAAAACATCTGCCAATAAGGCTTGTTTCAAATACGACATAATTTTAAATCCTCTCATAACTACTGAATTAATTATTTACTTAATTCTATAAACCTTAAACCGGTCACCATTCTTAGGTGCAGGTTTTTTTGGATGTAGTTGTTTTCAATCAAATATTTAAAACAAATACACACATCATCCAACTGCAGAAGATCACTGCAGTTGTTGGCTATTATTTCAATTTCTTGTTTTGAGTAACTCATAATTAATGGCTAAAAAATTAATCTTCTTCTATTTCGTGCGATGATATTCCATCAGCTTTATCAAAACCTTCCGGCACGGTTAAGGTTCTTATGTAAATAGCCTCTTGCGTTTTATTGTCGATTTTTTTGACAATTCTTCCCGGAGCGTTTTGCAATTCTTTTGGATTTAAAATATATCCGTTCCAGCTGCAATAAGCTTGTAATGCTTTTTTGAATTTATTGGAAGTCCATTTGCTTTGTTTGGTTGCTTTTATGAATTCATCAAAAGCCATTTCTTTGGAAAAATATTGATCCAAATATTTATTTTCTTCCACGTAAGTATCAACATTGTTTTGTTTGGTTTCAAAGAAAGCCAATGCCCAGCCTTGAAAGGCGTCGCCCATTTCGGCTTGTAAACTTCTTTTGGTCACATTGTCCATTGGCGGATTTACCTTCGTTGGATGCGTTAAAAAGAACTGTAAGCTTTGTGCGCAAAAATTGTAATAAGCATTCCATTCAGCATCGGTAAAATCTTTGAAAAGGTTTCTTCCTCCAAAATCGGCAGAAACTTGTCTTTCTTCCCTATATTCATTGTCTTTATTAAAATGATAATAATCAGAAAAAACCGTATACAACAATCGTCTGGCTGTTGATGGATCGGCATTAAAAACCGTAAAGTTTGAAGCAATCACAAATTTTGGCGCTTTGTTGAAAGGAATTTCAAACGGTTGCATATTTTTCGGATTCACTTTTATGGATCCGGTTATTTCTGAGAAAAAGAAATCGAATTTCAAATATTGCGAAGCATCATCAATCATAATATAATCGGTGTCTTCGGTTACGCCTGCATAGATGAAATCGTTTTGCGTTAATTTTTCGTCACGGCCTTTTAAATAAAATCGTCTTTTTAAAATATGATTTAAAGATCCGTAGCACAATGATTTTCCAGAACCACCGTGGCTTTCTCCATTTTCAGAAATTTTGTTGTCCATCGCAAATACACACCAGGCTTTACTCTCGTCTTTGTATTTGTGAAGCATATACCCGATTGAATATATTTTATTGATTAAATGCTGTTTTTGTTCATGAATTTCATCTTCAGTTAAATTTTCACCTGCAATATTGAATTGATTTTTTGCAAAATATTCTTCACGGTCCTTCTCAGTTTTTCCATCAAAAGATTCTTCTAATTCTTTGCGCCAGTGCACACGAGAAGTGTTGATTAAATAATTCAGGAATGGATTGTCGGCTTTCAATATTTCGATATTTAAATCGCCTGCAACATCTTTGGTAATTGTAAAATGCGGATCCTCTTTTTTTGCATTGAAATCAATAATTTTATCTTCCCAAATAAATTTATCCACTTCGCCTTGTTTGTATTCAACTATTTCTCTTTTTGAAATTTTCCAAACTGTTTTTGGAAAGAACAGGTATTGTGTTTTGATATCGGCATCAGTAAAATCAATCTCTAATTTCGGTAATTTAGAAAGTGAACGCTCGCTTAATTGCGGACTTTTATAAATGTAATCTCTTAAATTTGGGTGCATTTGGCGCTCTTCCAAAAATGAATGCACAAAATTTTCAATTTCATACGGATGCAACACTTTTACTATGCTTCCTTCTTTTTTGATGTACAAAAAACCTTCTTTTAAATTTTCACTTTCATAACGGCCAAATCCTAAATTTGAAAGGAAATGATACAACCTGGTATTTGATAAATTGTAGTTGGTTTTTTTCTCAGTTTTATATTCTGTCCAAAACTGCATTGGCAATGCATTGGCAATTAATTTATCAAGCGCATAAATAAAAGTGTTTGGATTTTCTTTACGGTAAAATTTCTCCACATAATCCTTAAAATCTTTGCAAGGATTTCCTCTTTTATCTCTGTATAACTTCAATTTATCAGGCAACCAAAGCAATTTTATATCCAAATATTTTAAACCCATCACAACCGCTTGTTTAACGCCTGTGCTGTCAAGATCGGCAACATAAAATATCTCCTTCACCCAAACTTTCAATTTTTTGTACTCTTCCCAATCCAAATGCTCACTTTCTGAATTAAACCAGATAGGAAATTTACCGAAGCTCCAAAGGTTGATGCCGTCAGAACCACCGCTGATAATAAAAACAGCCTCCAATCGCGGATCTTTCTTTTTAGTTGGTGCAGCTTCATCTTCTTCATCATCACCGGTTACCGAATAATCAACATCATCATCTTCTTCCAACGCCTTTTTTCTTCTTTTAAATTCAGCTTCAATCAATTCCATACCAAACATATGGCGTGGCGGTTTGGTCCCGGCATAACGAAAACGGTATTGTTTTTCGAATGAGTTTGGCTGGTAAATTTTTTGCCAAGTGCCAAAATCAAAAACCAAGATTGGATATTCATCGGTTGCCGTAGTGACAATGGTTTCATTTTCCTTGCAATAAGCAAATGACTGGCAAGAGCGAAGTTTAAAATCGGCACAATGTTTTTCGTTTACACGCTGTCCAATGATGGCCAATTCTTTTACGGAAAAATCTTTGTAAGTGAAATGATAACTTCCCGGAGTTTCTTCATCCGTTAAAGGCCGTTTTTCAATGATTGGTTTCCAAACTTGCATTTCGGCACCTTTAATATTGAAACGAGCGCCCAGCAAAGCACAAGCTTCGCCATAGGTAATATTTTCTTCCAATGCGCAAACGTGAATTCCGTTTCTGGAAACCTGGTCTCCGCCAAAATCGGTAACCACCCAAACGCCATTTGGTAATTGCTTTAAAGAAGCAGAGGCTGTTTTTTCTGATTCCCTTAATTTAAATTGAATATTCTTTTTTGATTGATTTGCATTTGGATAATATGCTGATATGATGTCAAGTCCTCCGTTAGTGGCATCAAAAATGTCAGTGTCTTTTACGTAACTCATTTGGTTTTGTTTGGTGGTTTGTTAATCTCTTAATTTTTGGATGGCTATGATTTGTTTGGAAATTGTATTTCTAATAAAAAAATAATCTTGATTTTCATCATACAATTCCCACTTGTATTCCTCACTTTTGATATAAAACCAATCGCCTTCTTTCATTTTAGGTAGTTCCCAAGGCAATTTATAAAGCGAGTAAGTTCCAATGATGGTTACTTTGTTTTCTTTTGTAAAAAGATTTATGACTTTAAACCTTTTATATAGAGAAACCCCTTGTGGTAAATCAAAAAAGTTGATATTTTGATCGCATATAATTATTATTTTTGGATCAATAAATAATGGTGTTTTATAATGTCTGTCCACAAGAATAGTGTCCATTGTAAATAATAAGAAATCACACAAATCTTCTTTTCTTTGGAAACCGTCCGCGATAATTACTTTTGTTTCCTCGGTGCAATGACCAAAATTGAAATTTATACTAGAATCGTAATATCTTCCGTCAATTGTTGCCGGATTTATATTTGGATAATATTTTGCAATCGTGTTATATGCAATGGTACTTTTACCAGAACCGTTTGGGCCAATAATAATCAGTCCTTTATATTCATTTTGAAAAGCTTGAAATATTTTTTCAAAGTCAAAGTTTTTACAATCATCAGTAAATAATATTTTAGTATTTACTTTTACAGTTTCGAATTTTAAATATTTTTTATTAGTCATCATTTCCTTCTTTTTAAATATTTACTTCAATTTCTTTCGCCAATTCCTCCAATTCCTTAAGAACTGGCGCGGATAGAATTTCGATTTCTTTTTCTGTGAAATGTCCGCAGTTTTTAAACTGATCTATCCTGGCGTTTAGCTCGTTTATTTTGGATCTAGTTGCGTTCATTGTGCCATTTATTTAATTCATTAGTAGCTATTTGTTTGGCGGCGATATTCAAAAGATTAAGAAGGACCGGAGACAATACAAACCAAGAAATCAATGTGAAAATCATATACTTAAAAAGGAAAGTGCCATCATCATCAATAGAAAGATTCCATATTTTAAAAAGCAGGTAGCAGGATGGTAATGCCAGTAAGACAATACAAATGGCGATTTGTAATTTTATTTTGAGTGTCATAGGATTATTGTTTATCGGTTAATTCGGAGATTAATCTGCTGCAGTGTTTTAAATCAATTCTTAATGAATTTCTGTTTACTGCACTTTCATCATTGGTGGATTGCAATACGCCCATGATGTTTTGTAATTTCATTACCATCATTGAAAACTCAATCATTAAATCAACTCGTTTTATGCGGCGTGCTTTTGCTTTGTATTTATTGAAATGAGGAATAAAAGCTTTGCACATTTCAATTAATTCAGGATTGGTGGCTTCCATTACCCAAGGAGCTCTTTGGGTTGGTTTAGGCATTGATGAAGCAAGAACTTCAATATTTACGGTCAGTTTTTCGGATACTATTATATTTGGTTTCATTTGAGTGTTTTTTAGTTAACCACCGCCTATTGACGGTGGTTGAGTTAATCAATAAATTTGTGCTTATGCACTTTAAAGAACGTATATCTAGCGACTGCTAAATGAGGTTAAGACTGCGCGCAATAAGCGCCACTTCTTGTTTTGTTTGTACTTTTAGTTTATCGTACAATGCTTTTTTTAATTTGTGGAATGTGCCAAAGTGAAGGTGTAATTCTTCGGCAATAACTTCATTAGTTGCACTGGTTGAAGTCATTTTCATCAGGGCAATATCAACAGGCGTAAGATCCTGATTGTTGTATTTTGGCGATTTACAAACCAATCCGTTGCTAGGGCAGGTTGCTCTTAACGGGCAATCCCAATATTCACCACTTTGCAAAGTGTTTTCTTTAATATCGGCTTCAAAATCCAAGCCTCCAAAACGGCATTTTGCAAATTGTTCCAAACGTTTGTATTCGCTGTTTGGATGCCAGTCCATTAAGGCCATTTTTAAAGCTGAATCTTTTTCAATTGTTTCTCTCAACAATTGTATAACAGGAAATGACAGTTCGGTAAAATTGGAGACTTTACCATTGGCAATCATTTTCACTTCATCCTCGACGATGAAGAACTCAATCCCGGCACAATACATTCCAGGATAAAGATTTGGAAATTTTTCTGTGAGTGTCATAATTTTTAGGTGTTAATGGTTATTTCAATTTTCTCTAATAGTTTCTTGTTTTTTTTAGCAACAAGAAGTAAAGCGTTTAAAACATCAATTCTATTTGTGGTGCGCGCAGCTCGCACATTTCGAACAACTGCAGAAGTAACTTTTACGTTTTTTTTCTTCAAATTTTTGACAACCTCATTGGCATATTCGTAGGGTAAATGGGCGTCTAAAAAGTCATAAGCTTTCGAAATATGCGAATGCACTTTTTTTTCTGAAGGATTGTTTACTATATTTGTCATATCTGTGTACATTTGTGTATATATGTGTACAAATGTAATAATAAAATTGACATATAGGTATAATTTATAAATTATTTTTGATACATATATACAATTTATAATCATTCTAAATCATGGAATTTCACGAAAAATTAAAACAGTACCTAAAGACCACTGGATTCTCACAAAAAGAAGTGGCGAAAAAGATTGGGTATAGCGATTCTATGATGTCTCGTTATTTAAAATCAAACAAACCAAATTATGAATTTCTTAATGCCTTGATAAAGGTGTTCCCAGACATTGATTTAAACTACCTGTTTAAAGATGATACTGAAGAACATTTGGCAGAAGGGATTGGTCCTCACACCAAAGATGAAGTGGTTTTAATTGATGAAATTGAGCTAAGACTTCACTTTCTAAAAGAGGTTTTGACACAAAAACGACACGAATAATATTTAACACATTGTTAACCTGCGTATTATGTGCTTTAAATTAATCCTTCTGCGATCACAAAGGTTGAGTTAACCAATAAATTAGAGTGCTATTGCATAGTTAAATTGCTATGTTTTAGCACTTTATTTTTTAACTCAATTTTTACCTAATCCCCAAATGACACTATTAAATAGCATATTTGACACAAGGGTTGACACAAACAAAATTTATGTGTCAATGAAGACAAAATTTATAATAAGAAAGACGACCGGCGCGAAAAGTTTAGCACCGATTTACCTGCACATCACCGGCAGCGCAAAAAGGTTTCGGGTGAACCTGGATATTAAAGTGGATCCTAATCAATGGGATACAAAGCTTCAACGGTTAAAGCCTTTAACCGACAAATCAAAGGACCTGAATTTAATTTTGGACAATGTTGATTCTAAAATCACCAATATTAAAACGGTTTACAGGCTTTCAGAAAAAGTATTGTCGCCTGCAGGTTTGGCCAAAGAATTAGTGGACGGTTTGCCACGCGTTAATTTTTGTGCCTTTTTTGCCCATACTTTGAAAGAGGAGAAGCCATCCATTGGTGCCGGAACTTACCGCCGATATGAATCGGTTTTGAATAAGTTGGTTGAACACCAGGCGGAAATCATTTTTACCGAGATCACCGAGAATTGGTTTTTTAAATACCGTAAATATTTAAAAGGAAAAGGTAACCGCGATACCACCATAAACAGCAATATTATTGCCATTAAAAAGTTTTTACGGATTGCCATAAAACAAGGCGTAAAATTGCCTTGCAACTTGGATGATATTAAATGTGGACCAACTACCGGCAACAGAACTTCCTTAAAGTCGCAAGATTTAATTAGGATCTACAAATTTTATAAATCTGAATTTATTAAACCCGGACATAAATTGGTAATTGGCTATTTTTTATTTTCGTGTATGACCGGTTTAAGAGACAGCGATATTCGCGCTTTGAACAGACAGGATTTAAGCGATGGCTACATATCATTTACCACCGTTAAAACAAAGAAGGACCAGAATATAAAATTGAATGACCGGGCAAAAGAAATTGTGGCACTTTGCCCCGAATTATTTCTTACAAAGTTTACCAACGAGCATTTAAACCGAGAGCTAAAAGCTGTTATGGTTATTTTGGGAATTAAAAAACACGTTACTTTTCACGTGGCGCGCCATACTTTTGCAACTTCTTTTTTAAGAATGGGTGGCAGGGTAGAAAAACTGCAATTATTAATGGGCCACAGCAATATAAAAGAAACAATGATTTATGTTCATATAGTTTCGGCCGAAGCAAATGACAGCATTCATTTGCTCGACCAACTATTTTAATTTAAGGTATCGCTTTCAATATCCACTTCGAATAAGTCTTCTGAAATTTGCGTTTTATTGATGGTTTTAATAATATGATACCGTCCGTAAGCGTAAATTTTCTTTTTAATTTCTGACAAACTTTCTGCCCACATTTTAAATTTCCATTGGTAAGAAATGGAAAAGATTCGGAATGTAAACCATTTTTTGTAATGGTTTTGATGAACCGTAGGAATTAATATTGGCGTAATATCTTTGGTTAAATTTATGCCATCAGCATTTAAACCATCGTAAAGCACAGCATATATTTTAGCGTTTCCGCCGTGATCAAAAGCAAATGCTGTTTCCACATCATTGGCGAATTTCTGAGGCAAAGGCAATGCTTCAATGGTAATGGTGTTGGTTTGCTTATTCACTTTTATATCTGACATTTCAAAACCATCATTATTTTGAAACATAACATCGTAAGTGTAATCTGTAGAATCCACATCTGCAAATTTCAACAGAAAGGAAACATCGTTGTTAAATTTGCGCTGTGGTTTTAGTACTTCGAAGTCTTTTAAACTGGTAGCATTGTTGTAATTTATTTCATTTTCAATGAAATTCATATAAATATCTCTCCCTAAAATAGTAAGATCTATGTTGAACCAATTTTTTAAGACTGAAATAAAGGTGCCGAAGGTAATATCGGGCACTACATTTTTTAAATTGACTTCATTTTTTATATTAATTTCATCCGGAGGAACAGTGCCGCCAACTAAAACTTCCTGTATAATTGCATTAAATACTTCGGAAATATAAGTATTTCCAGATTCAACTTCTATTTTTAATATCTGGGTAGATATATCATCAGCATTGGTATCTAAGTTAAAATCAAAATCGTATTTAAAGCTTCCATAATTAGAATAAGCATCACCTTCCTTTATATATAACACGGTTGATTTGTACGTTATTTTAGAAAATGTAGAAGGATAATTCTTTGCGAAAAATTGCACAAAACGCGTAACACCTTTTATGTTGTATTTTTTTGAGGGGCGCAAATTAATTTCCAAATAATATCTTCTGTTGCCATTGGGAAGCATCGTAGATGTTTGGAATTGATTCAAATAATTAATAATAGCCTCAATTCTTTGCTCATTTACACGAGCAAAATAATCAATATCAGAAAATAAGCATAGCTTTAAAAAGTTTACATTGGTAGTCACATCACCTTTTAATGTATAACCGGCATCTAAAAAACCAGCCGTTAATATATGCAAAAAGTAAGGTAACGGCTGTATAATATTGCGGTTTGCAAAATTGATTGATGTGAATGTATTTACTAAAAATTCGCCAGCCACATAGTTGTTTATTTTACCTAAGAATGTGCGCCAAGTATCTTCCGTAAGATCATACTTATCGGTACTAATTTGCGGATAATTGTAATTTACCGCAGGCCACGTTTGCGGAATAATGGTTTTTGCGTGCGCATAAATATCGGTAATGGCCGTAACTTCCAAAGGCAGCTCTGCCAATTTTTTATCGAAGTTTGGCAGCTCATCAAAACCATAACGAACTTCAAAAGTAAGTTGTTTGCCTAGTTGCGAAGTTATTTCCAACGTAGCATTTTCAAGGCTGTTATGAAGCAGGTATTTCACTTCAAAATAAGTCACCAAAAATTCAATGTTATCGTCGAGGAATTCTCCGAAAACTTTGATCAACTCATCAGTCAAATACACATTAAAAGGAAATGAGTATTTGGTAAAAAACTGATCACTGAACCAATGATTGTCTTCAACGGTTGAAATTTTGTAATTCGTTAAATCGAACTCAAAGCTAGAGTGTATAATTTTGTGCATTGTAGGCTCTGTTTATTTGGAATTCTAAATCATATTCGTACAAATCGAGTTCACTGTCAATATTTACCAATTTCTTGGAAATAGGCGCCAATTCAATAACCTCTTGATCATTGATAAATAACCATGCTTTTTTTGAACGCGCTAAACTGTCGATGGTAATATTGTCGGTTTTTAATAACCAACCGGTATTTATTTTGAATTGATTTACTTTTTCGGTTTCAATAATTACCAATACTTCTACCAAATTGCGTTTGTATTCGTGCGTTGTTTGGTTATAATTTGTAGGAAATGAATAATCGCCTGTACATTCGAGGCTGGTTAACAAATTAAATTCATCGATAAATAAAAGGTGGTTGCTAAATTTTTGTTCAGGAAAAACAATTACCGATTTTTGGACGGCCAAATCTTTCACTTTAAAGTGAAATACATCGCCCGGATTGCCTGCGTAATCGGATATTTTATATTTTTTGGTAAAAATGTTGTCGGTAGCCGTGGTTGTAATCACTTCATCCTGCATAAGATTGTTGTTCTTATATATTTCAATGGTGGCATTTCCTGAAGGCAATAAGAAGCTAACGTTCACAAAGCCTTTTGGCGTTATGCGCGATGCGTTTGTGTTGATGTTTAGCATTGCTGTATTGGCCACCAATATTGAAGGCAAAACGCCTGCAACAAATTTAATGTTATCCAAAACAGTCGTTTCCACAAGCGTATCATCCGACACATTCAATTCTTTGGCTTCAATATTTACCAGGGCTGTTTTGTACTGAAGTGCCAAACTGTTTAGTTCGGTTATTACGCCCATATTGCGGTGAATTTTACGGCCAATATTAAACTCTGCTTCATTTTGAAAGAGCCAAATTTTATAATTCAGTACTTTTTGTTTGGAAACCGTGCCATAGAATTCATAATAATTGATAGTGATTTTTAACGTAAAATAAGTGTCGGCCGTTTCGGTTGAAAAAAGCAAAAACAAATCGTTTAGCGTGAAGTGAAAATCGGTATTGTTATAAGGAATTGTTACCATTATACTTTGTTTTTATTTCTTAATTTATCATAGTCGGCAATGGAATCTTTAATTTCTTTGGCGTTTTTAAGGTCGTTGCTCATATAAGCAATGACGCCATTGGAATCTAATTTTTCAAGGATATCACTGTTTCTGTTTAATGCGGCCGTTAAAAGCGCATCATTTGAATTGCCTGGTAAAGAAACACCATCAACACTTGCCGGTTGCCTTGAAGCTTCAGGATAAAAACCGTTTTCAAAACCTTTTACCCGGGCAATTTCGCGGTGCAAAGCGTATTTAATATCGGGATTTATTTGTTTGTAAGCTGCACTGTCTATAATTAACTCAGGACCGTTTTCACCGGCCATAAATACGGTTGGTTTGTTTACCATCCCGGAAGAAGTTTGTCCGCCAAACGAGGCGTTAAACTGTTTTCCGTCTTGTGATCTGGTTACCGGATACAAACCACCTTCAAAACCAGTAATTGCAGAACCAACTATTGTAGCAATTTGAGCGGCTGCATTTAATTTAGCTGCCAAAACAGATGCGGTCATTGTTGCTACAGAAACGGCTTTCATTGGGTTTGGAATACCAGGAGGTATTATAGCAGGAACTGCAAGATCCGCAGCTCTCGCCAATCCAATTGATTTTGTAGTTGATGCTATAATTTCGGCTACAGCCAAGGCTTTTTCCAAAGCAAACATCACCTTATACATAGCTGTTTTTTTACCGAATAAACCTGCTAACGTTGTTAAACCAACGTGCATTATATTAGACTTCGCTTTCTCTAAATCATCTTCAGCCTTTTTTAAACCCTCTTTGGCTTTTTTATCCAGTGCAGCATATTCATCATCACTTTTCTTTTTATCTGCTTTTTTCTTTTCACCCCATTTATTTCGTACAGCATCAATTTCAGCCTGTTTGGCTTCTTCCAAGCCTGCAGCAACAATAGTTTCAAAGCCGGCTTCTTCTGCCATTTTTAAAAACTTATTTTCAATACGAATTATTTCTTCTTCTTCTGCCCTGTTTTTCTCATCAAATTTTAATAATTCTTTTTGCAACGCCTGATCTGCTTCAAAATCGGCTAAAAACTCAGCTAATTTTTTCTTTGAATCTAAAATTGCCTGGTCTTCGGGTGTCAATACATCTTTAGCATCACCGGTTCCGCCACCGCCACCACCGCCTTCTTTATTTACTTTTTGCCAAGCGCCATTTTTAAAAACAAAATCAACACCGTTTTCTGACATTGTATCCCCTTCTTTTGGTCCACCGCCACCACCACCGCCACCACTTGCTGTTGCTTTGGCGTTAATTCTTAATTGTGCATCATATAATTGCTTTGCCGTCTCAGTTTCTTCTTTGGTTAAAGCAATTAACTGTTGTTTGTTTGCAACGGCTGTTTTTGTATTGGCCATACTCATTGCAAAAACATTACCGCCCGTTTTAATGAGATTCCACGATTTCTCCATCCACCCGATATTATCTTCCAAACTTGCATTTTCAGCCTCTTGCTGTGCGGCCACCTTCTTTTTCCAGTCATTCAATAAAATATCGGCCATTATTTCACGCTCTTTAGCTTCAATATATTTGTTTAATTTATCGGTAGCATCGAGCGTGCGTGCGCTTTCTATGGTTAAATTGTTGTTGTATTCCGGTACAATTTTATTTAATTCATCAACTGCTTTTTGGCGCTCTTGTTTGGATCTGGTTTCATCCCGGGCAGTTTCCAATAACAATTTTAAATTTTCTCTTTCAAAACCTATTTGTTTGTTTGCCTCTTTAACGGCATCATTTAACATAGTTTGTTTTGTGGCGGCTTCTTTTGAAGCATCAGAAAAAGCGATGTATGCAACGGCTGCAGCCGCTACTAAACCAACCAATAAACCTACAGGAGATAATTTGGTTGCTAAATTAAAGGCAACCATAGCTTCTTTTGCCAATACTAATTGACCGGTTAATAAATAGTAAGCCGCCTTACCTAAAGCTATTGCCGCCGTTAAAAAGTTGGTGCTTATGGTTGTTGCTTTTTGTATTAAATTGTAAGATGCAGTGCCTATGGTGGCGCTTTCTGTCCAAAATGTTGCCAATTTTATGGCCGTTCTATAAGAAACAATGGCAGTGGTTAAAATTAATGCAGTTTTTATAAGTGCAATTAAGCCATTGCGCCAAAAAGTTGTTTTCTCTTCGGCATCTTCTGTGGCGCCAATAAATTTGGCAAACCATTCAACTGCGGTGGTTAAGCCTTTTACCAATGATTCGGAAGAAAACATTCCCACCATTGTTTTTTTAACTTTCTCTAAAGTTGCCGCTAAGTTGCTGTTTTTTATGCCGTATTCATCAGTTAAAGAAGTGGCATCAATCATTGAATCGTTAGAGAGTTTCAATAATTCACGGAAACGCTCCATATTGTTTCCTGCAGCTCCAACAATTTTATTGGCCCCGTCGGCATTTACGCCTAAATATTGTAATGTTTGAGCCGTTTCTGTGGCATTCATTCCTTTTAATCCGTCAGAAAATTGCAAGAAGAATTCGGTAGGATTGGAATTGATCATTGCTTTTACTTCTTCGGTGGTAATGCCCATTACTTTGGCAAACTTATCCGATTCGGTAGAAGCTTGTTTTAAGAAGATATTGTATGCACGTGCAGAGATTTCCGCTTCAATACCACTTTCTTCAAAAGCGGTACCCAATGCCAATGCATCAGCAATTGAAGGTTTTAAAGCACCGGGCAAAGAACCCAAGCGCGTGGCGAAATTGGCAATGTTTTGTTCGGTTGCCACACCATTTGCGCCCAGCTCATTAATGGCAGAACCTATGGCATTGTAAGCTAAATCTACCCCAAGATCTTTGGTTTCAGCAAACAAAAATTTAAGTTTCCCAAGTACAGAAGCAACTTCCGAAACGCCACCGGTAAAACTATCGCCCAATGCCACTGTGGCTTTATTCATAACATCCACAAAAGCGCCTATTTCTTCGGTTGCAATTCCAATACGCCCACCTTCTTCCGCAATTTTTAATAAATCGATTCTTGAAGTACGGGTAAGCAACATTCCAAAAGATTTGGTTAACTCATCGACTTCCTCTTTTGTCATCCCGGTTGTTTTACGAACATCGGACATTGCATCGGAGAGTTTGCCGTTATAGTCAATCATTTTTTGCAAAGACAACACAACACCGGTTCCCATTGCGATAACGGAAGCGCCCAAGGCGGCATATTTATTAAAACCATCGGCCAAAGATGATAATGATAATTTTGCCGTTGCTGCTTTGCCTTTAAGTTCATCCATTCTTGCGGACACCTGCCTTAATTCTTCTTTATATCGGGTGTAAGCTTCGCCACCAGGAACAGCATTAAGCAATTGCATTTTTAACAATTTGGCTTTTTGCCCCAATTGATTCATTGTTAAACCAGTGATGCCAATCTCTTTTTGAAGGGCTTCCATTTTGGTTTTATTCAATCCTAAAACAACATTGTTAGCTTTTATTTCTGCGGATAGTTTTTTGTAAGCTTCGGATTCTTTTTTGCCTTCAGCAACCAATTTAGCTTTGGCGGCCGACAATTCTTTATTTGCCTTGGTAACTTCACGGGTTGACTTTTCTAAATCCAACAATTCCTTTTGCGCGGAATTGCCGTTGATGATAATGTTTAGGCGGATATTTTCATCGGAGATTGTCTTGGCCATAATCTTGTAGATTTTTATCAAGATTAAATGATTGGCCGGTGGTTTTTAAGACATGAGAAAAACCACCCGGTTAGGAGTGGTTTTTGCATATATGAAGTGAATTTATTTGTTATTCAATCATTTGAAACAGTGACAAATTTAACATTGTGGTTACCTGGTTATCAATATCAATCAATGTTAAGATATCACCATTACATTTCCAAAGAGCGCCTGCATCAATGGTGGTTTTTTTGCTGACTAAATCATCCATATTTCGGTATAAACTTTCGCACTGGGTGGCTTCCATTAATTGTTGGGCCGTAATTTCTTCATCAATAAAACTTTGAAATTCATTTTCATCAAAATACAATTGTTTGCCTGTGCTAAATTGAATGAGTAAAGGATTTAAATTGATGAATTGTTGGTGGCTTAATAGTTTTACGGCGATGTCTTTTAAACTTCCGTATTTAAAAACAACAGCTTCGTTTCCCAGAAATTTGACTGTAATTGAAGGTATTTTATTCATCTTCATCTAAGATTAAAGATTCCTGTTCAATTTGATCATTTGAAAAGCCCTGAATAATTTCCGAAAAGGCTTTCAGTTGAATTGTTGATGCCAACATTTGCCTTCTGAGGTCTAAATCGCTGGCAATTTCTGTATCTAAAAAAAGTTCAAATAATTCTAATTGACTTTTAATATTTTCTAAAATTTCTTCTTTTGTAGTCTTTAGGAAGAACGCTCCTAATTGATTGTAAAAGGGTAAATTAACTTTTTTTTTTAAGGTTTCTTTTTTTTTCGTAAGCATTTTTATTTGAGATTTTAACGCATGCGAGCTTACCTTTAGGTTTCTCAAACCGTTTTTGGACGGAGTAGCAACCCTTTCGGAACTGCTAACCATTGATAAGCCCTTATCAATAAAATTTATTTTCAGATTTCTCCAAAAACGGTTTGAGACGTTAAAAGTACATTAAATATTTTAACTGTGTAGTATTGTGTAAGATTATATTAAATTTTTTGAATTTAGGATGTGCGTTCGCATACGAAAACCTATGGCATTCAAGTGAAAATAAGTAACTTTACCATTAATTTAAATTTTACCAAATGAAAAATGTATTTTTTACCCTGATTTTATTATTGACATCAACCTTCATTTTTTCGCAGGAGTTTACTTATAAGAAAGTAATTTCCACCAATAATTTAGGTACCAATATTGTTTATATGAACGGATCTGTAAACATTGAAGATTCTTTTATTACCATTACTACTGAAGGTGTAGTTTCTAAAATGGAAGTTATTAAACAACAGGATTACGAAAATTCAAAAGTTTACCGGGTAATTCAACCAGAAGGATCTGATTATGAAATTAGGATTTCATTTACGATAAATGAATTGGTTAAAAAGGATAAATACCTGCTGAGTTATGAAATGAAAGACCATTTCAGAAATGAGATTAGTACGCTCGCCTATTATTTAATACCTACCAAATAACACAAAAAAACCTGCTAATAGCAGGTTTTTAATTTTAAACTATTAATATTTTAAGGTAAAGAACCGGAAGCAGTAGCTATAACATAACTTCCATTACTGGTTGAATTCTCAATTAATTTACCATTATAATATATTTCCGCTGTAATTGTGGCATTTGTATTATTTGTTTGTGCAGAGATATAAACAAAATCACCTTGTTCTCCACTAAAAGAAATATTCCAACTACTTGATTGAATATCTTTTTGCTCAGTATTTCCAACAGCATTTTGATAGGTAATATCAAAGCCAGATTTATTACTAGTCACTTTATATTCAACAATTCCAGAAGTGTCTTCTTCGCAACTTGTAAAAACAAGCGTAAAAAAGAAAAGCATAAATAACAATTTTTTCATAACATATAATTTATTTGATTAAGAAGCGAATTTACACAAAAAAAACCTGCTAATAGCAGGTTTTTAATTTTAAACTATAAGACAATTTATAATTTTGTGAATGGTTTTTACGGCGCTTAATTTTTTACGGCGGTCTTCGTTATCGCCAGCAATGTCTTCGTCTAGGTAAATATCCAGCAAATCTGCCACTTGGGTTTGGGCGTTTAATAATTCTTCTTTTTCAATGCTTTGTAATTCTGGATTTTTCATATTTTAATTTTTAAATTAATGCCTAAATTACTTATATATTAGTATTATCCAACTGATTTAAATTATTTTTAACAGCATCAGAAAAACCGAAGGCCAGTTCTCTAACGATATTGTTGAGATGACCGAAGATTGGTTTGTTGTGAATTGGATGGTTTTTCTTTTTATTTACGCCACCATTTTTAACCCTTGTTTTCATATCCACAAAGCGATGTACTTTCTTTTGCGTGTACACCAACGTATTGTTTTGTACGGAAAAATTACGCTGAGACCAAAATGCAGAAGAGAAACCTGACATTCTTTTTTTGATGTCGCCATCTAACTCGGTACCGCTTTTTCCCAACACCATTTCAATAAAACGGCCTTGAATAACGGCATCTCTGGTTTTTTGGCGGTCGGTTCTTAAACTCATTTTAAATTAATTTGGATAACACTTAGTGTTAATAATATTTCGAGCATTGTACCTAAACTTGGTTGTTTGCGATGGCGGTAATTGTAAACCACTTGTTTGTCGAGCCCGGAACGTTTTTTAAAATCTTTTTTATTCACTTCAACAGTGAACAATTCCTCAATTTGTTTGGTTGTCATAAAATTTATTTGGTAAACAAATATACGACTTTTAAAACTAAAAAGGTGTTTCCATGCTAAAATCTATTTCATAACCATCGCAACCGGAAAATGCCCAAATTGGATTGAGATCAATACTTGAGATGTTTAAATATTTCATTAAAGCGCAAGGAACTTCATCATTCAATTTGTCGGCACGCATTTTCAACACAATTAATCTGGTTAATTGTTGTGCTTCGGTTAGGTTATTTAAAAAAGTATTGTGATCCTGATCGGAACGTGTTACTTTTTTGAGCAATAACATTGAAGCCACATCTTCCGATTGGATGGAATCTACATCGCCCATTGGTTTGTGTTTGGGAATGATGCCCAAAAGAATGTATTTTCCGTTATCCGGAAAGTCTTCCAAAAACTTGTTAATTTGGGAATCATCAATAACAGCTTCGGCCATTTCTATTTCAGGGAAAAAACTTTTTAACCCGGTTAAGTATGTTCTAAAATCGGAAATTATTAGCATCTTATTTTTGTTTTTGTTTGCTGTTGGCAATTACATCTAAATCCCTTTTGCGAATGTCGTACAGGCGCACCAATATTTCCCACAGTGGCGTTTCGCGCACTTCTTTTAAGGTGCCAAATATGCCACTTTCGGCCACGGTATATAAAGTTGATTTCATTCCTATTCCCGGAACTTCGCTTTCGGTAAATTTACTGTCGTCGAATAAAATGGAAAGGTCAATTTCTTTTCCTTCGATGTACAGCTTTGCACTGGTCAGGTATTTTTGAAAACTGGCAAAAAGCAAGTAGAATCCATAAATCACGCCAATGTCCTGGATCTCGAATGCTTTTGCCAGCTCTGAAACTCTTTCAGCATTATATTTTATGCGGATATCTTTGGTAAAATCTTCCACATTGGTTGACAATATTTTCTTTTCACGGTAAAAAGTAGCCATCAACATAAACAAATACTTGGTTTCTCGTGTTGCGTGGAAATCGGCAAAATGTGACAAAGCATCCACATATTCCCCAAATTTCACATTGTTAAATTCATCGGTTGGACCGTAATAATTTGTGATGGCTCCGCGAATTTTATAAATTGGATTGTTGATGTAATATTGCTTAATTACCTTTTGGTTTTCTTCTTCGCCTGCTTCAAAAAAGCTCTCAACTAACTCGGCCAACTGCGTAACATTGCTAAATTTAATGAGGTCGGTTTCATTATCAACTTTCTTGGAAGCTTTCATATTCATTAAATAATAAATGCCATGCACTTTTAATTCTTCAAAGTTGATTTGCTTTGTAAGCTCACGAAAAATGAGGTTGCACATATTAATGTATTGCTCCGCATCGCATTCGCCCAAATGTTCGGGAACGTATATTTTGATGTTTTTATCGGGAATTTCTACAATGTGCATAATTATACCACTTGAAGTTTGTTGTTTAGCTTCACGTTATGCTCGGCCATTTTTGCGCCATATTTTAAATCGACCTGAAAACGGATTTCGGCCCTTGTTTTTTCATCCAAAGGAATGTATTTGGATCGTCGGTCTTTATCCCATTTGGTGTATTTCATTATGAGCCTGGTAATGTCGTACCGCAAACGCAAACGCTGTTTGGTTTTGGTAACTACCGCCTTTTTTAATTTACGGTTTAACAGGTAAAAACTTAAATGTTTGCGCCACTCCCACAGAAAAAGGAAAAATAATTTGATTGATTTCATAATAATTGTTTTGGTTTTGGTTTGTTAGGTACTCATAAATTTGTTGTAAACATCGTAGGCTGGCGTTAAGGGTTCTACCACCACCAACGGTGCATTTATTTTGGTAATAATGGATTCAATGGCTGATAATGCCAACTTTGCATCTTCATCAAAATAAAATGCTGCAGAAAACGCTTCATTGAATTCGGGTGATTTTTTGGCATTGATGGTCATTCTTTCAGAAGTAAATCCTTGCAATACGCCTTCAGGAAATAATTGCACAGACAAACGGCGCATTGCCCAAGCCATTGCACTATAAGCGCAGGCTTCTTTAATTTTATACAGCAACTCAGGATTGGTTGATGGCGTTGTTTTTAACGTGGCAAAAAGTTCGGCACCAATTCTTGGTTTAATGTCGTTGTCTTCGCATTTTCGAATACCAGGCGCCAATTTTAACACCAACAAACGAGAATTTCCGATAGGAAAGAACTGGTCGAAGTCGGCAGCATTGGCAATAAATAAGCTGTGGGTTGATTTATACTGATCTGTTAATTTCCAACTGACAATATTTTCATCCAAATACTTGATTAAGTCATCAAGTGCTTCATAGAAACTGCGCTCTAAAGCTTCATTATCTTTGTTAATCATCCACTCGAATGGCGTTTTCTCCTTGTCTTCAATGCGGTTGATACGGCCTTTGTTGGTATGGCTCACATCATTATGAGGCGCAAACTTTTTATAAGCCTGAATGGCAATTGGATTTCGAACGTTAAAAATGAGGTCATCATTTTTGGAAAGGTCGGCATCGGCTTTTTCATATTCAGCAACAGCCAAATCATATGTTTCTTTTCCTATTAAATTGATAACATCATTGGTTGCAGTGATGATTTTTGATTTTATGTTGGCAAATTTCAGGTCTAAATCTAAAAACCCAAGCAACGATTTTAATTCTTCATTACCTTTTCCGGCTACTTTTTCGAATAATAATTTCATTTTAGTTTGGATTTAGATTTAACGGTCTTTCGGATGGTGTTGTATCCTGCAATTTTTTTGCGCCTATGTGATAAAAGCCCATTTTTAGATTTTTATCCGGGAAGTTTACCTTTAAGGCATAGTTTATCATTTTGGTGACAATCATCTCTGGAATGTCATTTTGCGTTAACAGGTAATTTTGAAGCGCATTGTTTTGCTCGCTTCCTGAATTTACCTTGGTTTGTTCGCCTGAACCTGCAATGGCCGGATTTACGCCAATGGAAGTCGATATTTTTTGAGAGGAGTGATCGGAGATTACTACCTGTGCATTTACAAAATCTTTTAATTTTTGGTCGATTGGTTTAATTTCCCAACCGTGTTCAATAAGGTTGGTTCCGTCAACGGTAAAGGATTTTTTAGTATGCCAAAACTTCCCGGTATTTTCTTCTGAAGACAATACTTTTGAAACGCCTTTTAAAAGTTCCTGCTCGTAATCGGCCAACATTTGGCTGTTATAGGTGATGCCTCTATCAGTGCAATTCTTTTTTAAAGCATCTTCTTTCTGGTCCCAAAATTCCTGCGGAGAAATTACGTGGTAACTTAAGTTGATGCTGTTTTTGGATAAGGCTTTCAATATTAAAGGAATCGCATTAGAACGGCGAATCCATTCCAATGAGCCATATATATCCGGCACGGTATAATAATCGGCACAAAATGAGTACATATTTGAATAGTACATTGAATTGCGATGCTGAAAAGGATTCTTAAAATCGAATATCGCATAGACATTCATATCCATTATGGCGTTCAATGTTTCAAAAGAGAAGTCGGTAACTACAACGTGTGTAGGCTTACGGCTTTGTTTGGCGTACTCAGATGCCAGGCGCGCACGGTCTACAGATACGTGCTCTAACTTGGAGATGATCTTATTAAGCCCTACTCGGTTACCTTTGCCTAGGTAAGCCTTGGTAAACGCACCCTCAATGTAGGAGGTATCTACAGCACAGCGCATAAGATATTCCTCATAGTCCCACGTATCGAGCCATTTTTGTACATCTTTATCCTCAGTCCACATCTTATTCAGTTGATTATCTTTATCAACTTCCTCCTTATATAGCTTAGGACCTTTCCCCCACAACAATCCCGACTTACGTTTAAGCATACCAGGCGCATCGCTATTGGCTTGGATAACCTTTTGTATCTCTTTAGGTAGGTTATTGTTATCACCATAAGGATGAATACGCCAGTCACCAACGTGATAATCTTTATCAACCCAGTCTAGGGTATCCTGAGAAGTACGGAAGGATGCGAAGTCTCTTGGACTTTCAGATACTTCAAATGTGTAGGCCATTTGGTCATTGGTCACTAAGGCATTCTTACCTATATATTCTATATTCATATGGATATGTATTGTCCGTTAAACATCATTAGTAATGGTAGGTAGAACTGTTTATTGTCTTCTGCCCCTGTGCTCTTGTAGTCTATGTAAGCTATAAGTATGTCAGCTTTATCACTCTGGTTGGCTCGGTAACCTGGTCTAAGGATAGCGTTATGCACCACCTTGTAACCTTTAGATATCTTATTGGTTGTATCACAAGTTATGAAGCCAAAAGAAAAAGGGATGTTGAGCTCCGAAAGATCTCTCATCTTCTGTATGGCGTCTCGCAGCTTAATTGGTTGGTTGCTCATTATACGGTTGCTTATTAAGTACAAGTATACATATAGGTACATTGTTCTTTAAGACATGAACAATAAGAAGCATACAAGTACTGATTATCAAGCCTTGAAAGGTATTTTATAGCTTAAACGGTTGCCTTTTAGGCAATCATATATCTAAAAAAGAGCAATTTGCACAAGCAATAACGATTATCAGCGTGACGGGGAGAGTTGTTATACAATCAATTCGTTGACCCTTGTTATCAAGGTTAAACGATTGATTTATAAAACTTTACATATTTTTAATGTTGATTTATGGGCGGTTTTTGGCTTTTTATTTATGCATATCGACTTATTTAGAATGATTTTAAACTAGTGTTAATACTGCCGTTTTACTGGTGTTTAGTCGTTTTTTTGTTTACTTTTTTGTATCTTTAAGTATTAATAATCAATAAATTATCTATTATGAGTACTTTAAAAAATGCGCCTAAAATGGGCAACAATGACAAAAAGGTTTTATTTCTTAACCCTGCCGGAACCGGCAAAAAAGAAGCTATTGTTGAAACTCAAAAAGAGGTAAAAAAAGAAGAAACGCCTGGCGTTCTTTTGGATGGTCCGAAAGTTGAGAAAAAAACGACCGAAGAAATTATAAAAACTTTTGCACCAAGCGCAGAAGAGCGAATTAAAAACGCTGACAATTTCAAAATTTTGACGAATAAATTTGCGCACTTGAAAACCAAAAGCGACGAGTTAAAACGCTTCAAAATTTCGAGCGACGGCACCAAAGAAAAAATTTATTTGGAAAATGCGGAAGGCTTCAAATTTGAGGTTTCAAATTCAAAAATTGTGGATGCTACTTTAAAACTTTTGGAGACTACGCTCGATGAAATTTTAAGCAACACCGAAAAACAAGTACAAGAATTTATTATTTAATTAACCAAAATGAGAAAGCCCTTTTGTCGAGAAAGGGCTTTTAAATCCTAAAAGTAAGTATATGACACTCACAACAATTAAGACGGACAAATCTAAATTATTTCTTCTATCTGAGCAAGTAAAAAGACACTTAAACGATAAAGGTTTTTTAAAAATTTTCAATTACTCGGATTACGAGTATTTTAAAGGAAAAACAAAAAACGCCTCCAATAAAGTTGAGGCAATTGTAAACCTATTTATTGAAGAAAACCAAATTTCAAACACAAGCGATTTACATGAGTACATTTTTTAATATCAGGAAATTAACGGTTTCCTCGCAGTATGTTAAAAATATGTGGAAAAAACAAACCGTTTCACCAAAACTCACCATTTCGGGAGTATGGATGCAAAAAGCAGGTTTTGAAATTGGCGAAAAAGTAACGGTTTCAGTATCAAAAAATTTATTAATCATCACAAAATTAGAAGAATGACACCAAAACAGGAAGAACACCAAATAAAAAAAAGAGCCTTAATTGAACTTTCCAAAACGGCTAAAATGATTCAGCTCACAGACCCAGACGAAAGAAATATTAATAGTATTTTAATCGAGGAATTTTATATGGATGACGAAAATCAAGAATTTAACACCTTTCACGATTGGATAAAACAAGGTAAAAAGGTAAAAAAAGGAGAAAAAGCCTTTTTGGTTTGGGGAAGAAAACGCAAAAACACCCAAGACCAACCAACGGCAGAACCAAAGAGCGCCGACGAAAAAGAATTTTCTTTTTATCCTATGTGCTATTTATTTTCTAACGCCCAAGTTGAAAACCGAAATGTTAAAAACTAGGGATGTACCAAGCGAGTTGAAAAATTTCAACTCGCTTTTTTCTGCATTCAAATACAAATATGATTTGTATAGTTTGTACGATGATTTACTGACAATTATCATTTGTTGCCTTGCGCATCAAACCGAAGAAAAACTATATTTTGAAACCATTAAAAAATATACAAAAGAGGAACTCAATAATTTTGCGCGTTTGTTTGCCGAATTACTTATTATTTACAACAGAGCAAAGACTGCAGAGCGCTGGACGGATCCTTTAGGCGAATATTACGAAATATTGGCAAGCAACTCTAAAAAGAGCGCATTTGGCCAATTTTTTACACCTGCTCCAATTTGTGATATGATTGCCCAAATGACCATAGGCAAAAATGAATGGGGCAAAAATATAAATGAGCCTTGTAGCGGTAGCGGTCGCTTTATTTTGGCTGCAAACCACCAAGCAATGGGCAATTATTTTGTGGCGCAGGATTTAGATTCCATTTGCTGTAAAATGACCGCAATTAATATGTGCCTGCACGAAATAAGAGGAGAAGTCCACAATATGGACACTATAAGGATGACAGACCTTAGAGTGTCATATTCTATCAATTATGATTTTCACAAGCACAAAACGCCTTTAATTGTTGTTATACGCCCTAATTAGGGCGTTTTTTATTCAAAAAAAATCGCCCTTGCGGGCGGTTTTGGTTTGTTCCGGGCTTTCTTTTAGTTTTTTTTTAGTTTGCCATGGCTTTTTTCAGAAATCTTTTACCCAATAGTTGGCGCACTCAAGGTACTTTGTTTGCGTTTCATTGCAATTTTTACCCACTGTGGACGAAAGAAAAAGTATTTTAAGGCATCGCTCATATTGGTGGAATGCATTGGCAGTTTTTTATGTTCCAATTTTTCTGATGACTTATCTTTATGCAGTGTTTTAGAACCGTTTGGTTTTATCCTTATTTTAATTTTCGCCAGTTCCATACTGCTTTTTAATTCCCTGCAGCCAAATTTATCAATTCTTACTTCGGGCAAAGCAGGATCATAATTGCCCAGCATATTTTTCATTAAATTATATTCTTCCTCTTGCATAATGGTGGCTTGGTTCTTACTCATCAGCCTAACGGTCCATCCTGTTGAAACGCCATTGGTATATTCAATAAAATCGGCAAGCTCGCTCACCCAGTCACGGCGAATTTTAGAATACTGATTTCCGCTTCGGTCGTAATACAAATTCAAGGTTTTGTTTTTATGGTATTTATAAAAACTTAGAAACTGCAATGCAAGATGTTTACTGCTTTCTGGAGGAAGCGTCCAAAAATTCTTAAACATATACACATAATTTCCCAATTCCTGACCGGTAACCATTGAGCACATATCTCCAAAATCGACACCGCCATCCAATTCTTTAGTATGATTTATGTAGATTAATGCCAGCGAGCTCGGCTCAACTTCTTCCCCAATTTTATATTTATCGTAATAAGCTTTGTTGATGCCGTCGCCAATAAAATGATGTTCGCCCAAATTCACATAAAACTTTTCGCCTTTTTTTAAACTTGGGCGCAGGGAAACAATGGCACTTTTAAATTCTTCAATTCCCAAGGCTTCCAAAGAATCTTTAAAATAGCCCGGCGTTAAAATATCTACATTGGCAAAGGAAGAAACCACGTAAAACAACGTAGACTCTTTTCGCACGCGCACCCAATCCACCATCCACCGAAACAATTGCTTTTGCAGTAATTTTACTTTCGCAAAATCTCTATCCTGGAGCGCATTGTACAATTCCTTTTTCACCTTGTTTAAAGTAATGGCGACATTTAAGCAATCTTTTATTTGCTGCACGTTCATTTCCTTTTCACGATCATAAATCCAGTCATAATCGCCTTCCAAAATGTTTGGCATATCGGTAGTGGCAGTAATTCCACGGTAATAAACAGAATGTCCAAATAGCGGATAGCCACGCAACGCCGGCATTAATTTTTTCAACTTCTGAAAATCCTGATTACGGGCTTCATCCACAAATCCGTGCTGATAACTATTTCCTGCAGCCGATGTTGGTACATCTAAACTTACCAAAATAAAAAGATTTCCAAATCTTGTGGAAATGGTATGCTTGTAAGTTTCGGGCTGTTTGTAGGGTAATAAAAAATGCGCAGGCGGCGGCTGGTCGGTCACAAAATCGATACCTTCTTTCCATCCTTTTCGTTTCCATCCCTCGATTAACGACGGAACAATATTTTTGAGGGCGTTGGTATAGGTATCTGAAGAAAAGAAAAAATAAGCGCCCGGCATATCTTCGCAAATTTTTATTGAACGCCCTGCAGCTATATCCGTAGTTTTTGCACCACCGCGCCCAACAACCAAAAACAAGTTTTTAGGCGAAATTAAATCCACCATCATTGTTAACCACGAGGCAAATCTTACTTCAACCTGTTCATCAATCTTTACGCGCGTTTTCCTGCTCATCTGGGAATAGTATAATATCTTCGATTAGTGATTCCCGGTAAATCATTTTGCGTTCTTTTTCTGTCAACTCCGGATAATTGTCCACTTGTTCTTTTAAGGCAATTCTGTTAATTGGATCCATTCCTGCTTCCAGCGCATCGGTAGTGTACATCACAAATTGTTTTTTCAACCATTCTTCCGGAATAAAAGCCACTTCTTCTTTATCGCCACCACGAACAATCCAAGCATCTTTTATCATAGAAACCAACGCTTTTGCATCTTTCATATCATTTACAACCATTTCAGCAATGGCAATTACACGGTCAATTTTATCGGCATAAACATTACTTTGCGCCTGTTGAGACAGCTGTGCGCTTGCATAGAAGTACTCCAGTGCGTTATAATATAAATTTGTTGCTACGTGTCGACTTAACGAATGAACCTTTATAAAATGATTTAAAATGGATTCTTTAGTTCCGTAATCCAAAGCCCGTAAATGCATAGACCGTACCTGATCCATAAAATCCAAGTACACCACGATTTTTTCGGGTGCTTTTGCCGGATCTCCGTTATCTATAAAATCATAGATATCGGACAA